CTTTGCTTGATTAAGGGGGGGGGTCGTGGGAAACTTACGGTTTCCCAACTAGGTTATGTTTAATGAATAGAGGAACTTACAGTTCCTTGACTTGCATCCGTTAAAGGGAGGGGTTCGGGGAACCGCAGGTTCCCTGAGTTAGACCCAAGGCTTAATCTCAAGTTGTTTAAAGTTACGATCATGGTTACTCGGTAATTCAAGAGGAACCGCTAAACTACTCTGATCTTGGCAATATTTCTCATATCCAATAGCTTCATTGTAAACGGAATGAATACAGTAATCTAGCACAAGTTTATTTAGTCGTTCGGCTTGGGCGGTGATTGAGTCGGGCTTATGTTCGGCATATTGTAAATAAGTACTCCTCATTATAATCTTCAGATTGTTAACGTTTTGATTAGGGATAACATATAGCCCTTTTGATTTCTCATATACACCCGCACGTATACCATTTTGTATCGTTTGGATATTACCGGCCGAGAAAAAAACGGAGGCTAGCGGATTATCTTCGAATACACCAGATGTCGCATTTCGGTAATCGGTGGATTTGTTTGTAACCATTATTTTCTCAACCATCTTCATTTGGATGGACATGTCAGGAGGTTGTATTAAATTGACTCGCCCATTGAATTTGGCTAAATCTAATATTTGATTTGATGTTGATGATGAATATTGCGACATAACTATATTATTGATTCAGATAATATTATGTGATGATAAAATCTTTAGACATTATATAAATGGAAAGTTTTCACATAACTGTTCTCACAATTGCAACAATTATATTTATAATCGCATTGACAACAATCGGAGTTATGATGCAAAAGGGCTCTAGGGCTGGTACATTCCCGCCTACTGCATCCAATTGCCCGGATGGCTGGACTGAATCATCTACCGTTAATACGACTACAAACGTAGCTACGTATAGATGTTCCGCGCCCGACGATTTTACTGCTGTGTTAATTCCGAGTGCGGATTTCAGTGTGATCCAAACTCCGAAGAGTTTCAGCTATAATGATGGTTCAACTTCCATTTGTGATAAAAAGAAATGGGGAGATACGAATAATATAACATGGGATGGAGTGTCGAATTATAATAGTTGTTAAATCAGGGAACCTACGGTTCTAGAAAACGAGGTTTTCAACTGCACCTCCGGTGCAACCCGAACCCCTCCCTGACTTTGTTACATGATTAATAAATAATAATTTAAAAACACATAAATTATTATTAACGTAAACGTGCCATTTAAGGGAGGGGTTCGGGTTGCACCGGAGGTGCAGTTGAAAACCTCGTTTTCTAGAACCGTAGGTTCCCTGACTATACAGAGAATTTAATCACATTCGGTGGTTCTCCATATAAATATTCACATTTACTTAATGCGACTTCTGATTGGTATAATGTCGACATATTTGGTGAATTCAAATTCATCTCGTAATTCATTTCCATTATGTCATTTTTTAGTCTGCGTAGGTTCTCTATCTCTGGTAATAAATCCTTCGTGTAAGTCTCTATTATAGTTGTTAGTAAGTTCTTATTATCAGACGCCGTATATTCCACTAGCATCCCCCTAATGTCTTTATGTATTCCGTGTATGAGAGCCATTTTCGTTTTTATCAGTTCTTTTTTATGGGTATTGTTATATAAATCGTTATATCGATCCAATTCGTCTTTATAAATTTTACTATCCTTGTTATAATCGTCTATTTTTCGTTTGAATAATTTACTGGAGGCGGATTCAGATACATAATTAAATAAAGTATCCATTTTTAGTTTTATAATTCGATCTTTCGTATCATTCATTGCGTCTCTAAATGCCTCTAATATAGATTCGCTTAATTCATAATTACCTCGGGATAATTTAATATCTAGTCCACATGGGTGTTCCTTGTCACCACATATAGCTCTATATCCATTAATGTCAGTTGAAAAAACTGTACCTACCGGACGACTGCATTTTATACACTTCGGTTTTACTGCAGCTGATCTAGCTGCCTTATCCTTCTTAGACGTTCCCCTTCTATACGCAGCACGTCGTTTATCCATAACTTCCTCTTCATACTTGGATTTCATTTTAAAGTATTTCGCAAGTGCTTCCGCGTAGTTTAGCTTCTTCTCAACACGATCTTTCGGTTCGTCATTTCCTTCAGTTTCTGTTATAGCGATGGGATTGTTTTCCGAAATAAACTCATGTATTGTCTCGGGTAGATTTTCAACAATTACCAATGGATTATTGGATATATGGAGTGTTTTTAGATCTTTCATGTCCTTCAAATTGATATGTTTTAACTTGTTGTGGTCGCAATATAGAGCGATTATGCTCTTCGGCAAAACACCAAAATCCTCGATTTTGTTATCCTCACAGTGTAATTCTTGGATATGGGGTATTTTTTTGAAATCGATTGTCGTTAAATAATTACGAGCACAGTCTAAATGTAGTAAACTATTTGGTAAGTCGTCGAGTTCAATTAGTAGATTACCAGCACAAACCAATTTTGTAATGTGCTGCGGAATGTTGATTAGATTTGTTATCTTACCTTCTCCGAAAATAACGGTTCTCAATCTTGGGAATTTACATATAGATAGGTCGACATCACCATCTAGAGGAGTGTTTATATTAAGCTCGACCACATCCGACTTCAAATCCTTTATAATATCAGAAAATACAGTTTGGGCCGTATTATTTTCTCTGATTATAGATTCTCTTTCTTCGTATATAAGACTCATATAGATTACAATAATATTATTTTATTGTAATATTTTGTATTAATTATATGGTAAGTTAGTAATTGGAGACTGTTTTTTTACGGTTTGGTATTGTCTTATCTTTGATAGTACATATTCCTGATCTTTACGTTCCTTTTCGCTTTGTTCGTAAGGTGTCAGTTTGCGTTTCCTACAATAATAAAGGACGCTTCCAACTACCAATACAAGGATTGTAAATACTACAATATTGAATACCCAAGTATATAACAGTTCTTTCTTATCATGACATTGTTGTAGTGTATTGTATAAATAATTCTGGACGTTTGGTTCGATTAATCGTGGATATTCCATATAATGAAGCTTGTGAAAAAATTAGTAAATTCTAAACAAATGTATTCTAATATCTTATATATGACGCCGGCGAATACAATTTCGACTACGATTTCTGTTATTTCTATATCATTTATATTCTTTTTGGGAGTAATGTATCGTGTTTTTGAAGAGTTCGTACACAAATATGCCTTTGTTATTAAAAATACTATAAATATTCAGCAGCTTGCTGGCGTATTGCGTGTCGGTAAATTTGGAATCTTCATGGGATTATGGGCTCTTTTATTAATTTTTAATATGGTTATATTCGCAGTTGTATTTAGAAAATACGACTTCTTAAACCAAATGAAATTAACGAGTATTCTGTTCGTCGGCATAGTTGCAACTACATTTGTTATTGTCGATCTCATTCCCGGTTTAGTCGAAATATTCGGAAATACATTCGGCTCTTTTGTAATTTCATCGTCTGCTACGTCATGGATATTCCAGTACAACAAGATAATGAAAGTTTTCAAAAGTAAATTGTTCCATAATGATGCTAACGTCATAATACCATTTGACTATTTAATGCCTATGTTTAATGTAGACACATTCGAAGAGACATTTGATAATATTGCAGAAGAATCCAAGCAATTTCGATTAAAGAAAGAGGTGGCAGCGTCAGGATCAGACAATGAAATAAATGGGAGTAAAGAGGCATTTGATTTTTACTTCGATTATAATGAGATGTGTACCGATGGGGACGAAAACGAAGACGCCGCTAAAAATAAGTTCAAAAACGAACTATTTAAATTGTGTTTCGCTAAACACAACGCGGGGCACTTTATGTGGGCGTACATATCTTCAGTCGTAACGATGTTATCGACGGTTGCTGTTATGTAGGTCAGGGAACCTACGGTTCCCCGAACCCCTCCCTAATTTGATTCTCCCAAAGGAGGGGGTAAGGGGGAAACCTTGGTTCCCCCTACCCGAGGTAGTATAAAACTGCTAGATATGAGAATATTGCAACAATTATAGATACAATCCATATTGGTATAACGGTCTTGTGCTTGTATCCTATGCCGAATGGTCTAAATCCGCCATCTTCATTATACATAAGAAGTGGTTTGTAGATATGGATCATTGTAAAAACAATTAGAAATATCAATATTGCGAAATTTATTTTATGAATCCGCACAAATTTGTTTGTAATAAACATAATTATATTATAATATCACAATATAATTATTCATCATCGTCTTCCCCATAATAATCACCATCGCGGTAGTCTTCACCAAGACCCGAAATATCCATTGCTTCGTCGTCCTCCTCGGCGTCGGCATCGGCTTTGTCTTCTGCGTCTATTTCGTCGACGTCCGCACTTACTAATCCCTCTGTATCTTTATTTTCATTGACTTCGCGATCATACGTCTTCTTATCGTATTGGACCAAACCCTTCTGTAGTCCGACGTTCCATCGTCCCATTTTGTATCGTTTGAATTGATCTTCAATTTGGCGCTCTTCTTTATCCATGTTACCTAAATATTCAATTATCTTGTGTTTCTCTATGTTCTTCTCTTTACGTATCTTTTTAGCAATTTCCTCATATGATAACATCATAGTCTTCTTGTTACCTTGTTCTATGTCTAAAAAAGTAAGTAATAATTTTGCAACTCGTGTTTTTAGATCATCTGTGTTACCCATTCGTATATCAATTTCTTGTAATTCATCCTGATTTTCAGGTTCGGCTTCTCCCAGTCCGACTAATTTATTTGCTGCGTCGGCCTCGTCCCCGATATTCTTCCTTCTAACACTCTTCTTTTCTTCGACATCGGTTCTAAGAAATTCGGGGTTACTGGCAGATACAGTATATTCATACAGAGTGGAATACCACAGATATATGAAAACCATATTTATAGTTTCATTATCGAACAGTGAATAATACGTGTTCTCGCCTTTGGATAATGGCGAATAAATGGGAAGTTCTCTTATTAGAATGAATATGTCGGTTACATCTATTTGTATACTTCGGAGAACCCTTGCTATAACAGTGTCGCCATGGAACTCCTTTATGCTGCTCCAGAATGATTCTAATTTGTTACTTAAGTCTGATATGTGTTTGTCTGATAAGTCCCAGTGCGCTGGTATATTATCAAAGACATTACCATTCAATATAATTTCGGGAAAAACTTTACACATCATATAAATTGAATTTTTAACGAAAGTGGTTACAGTGTATAAAGCGTCGGAATCCTTAAGATTTGTGGTTGTAACACTTAATATGAAGTTTTGCAATCTGTCGTAATCAGCATCACTTAGATTCCCATATTGGTCGAAGAATTTAACAATTTCGTAGTACATGCGTTCATTCGCGACTGCAAGGTAGTTTTTGAAATTCCTGAGTTCTTTTCGTTCCTCTACTACCATGACTTTAGGATCGTATGAACTCAATACCGCACGTAGATTGTCGCGGAATTTAACATCTATAACAATTGATTCCTTGGAGTCGAATGAATCCAGTAAATCATATATTACATTCAACTGGGAGAACAATTCGCCTCTTGGGAGCTGTATGCGATTATTATTGCGAACTAGAGTCATCAAACTTTGAAGATCGGCCTGGGTATACCTCTTACCATTCTTCTTCAAGAATTCAACCTGGTCTGTCAATGGCGCCCTGGTCGGAAACCCGGCCGGTTTGTCGGCGCAAACGGATAAATATTCATCGGGGATTGGCATATCATTCGTAAAATTACAGTAATGAATGAACGCCGCATACACATGTTCTTCCGTTATTGTCTCGCTAACAACCGACCGCACAGTTCCGGTAAACTTAGGGTGGTATAGCGTCGTCGGTCTTGCCAGATGTTTGGCGATCGTGATTAACTCACTCAGATGATTCGCCGCATCAAGGTGGCTTTGTATTATGACGTCATCTTTTATAAAATAATCCATTGGTCGGGATATTTGCGATTCGTTACAGCAAGCGTTCTCCAAGAATGGATCTTTGCTAGCCGTCTTCAATATAGGATCCTTCGATTTGACTATCTTGTTTATCAATTCTATTATACCAAAGCCATACTGAGAACATCTTCCCTTTATTATATTCAATGAATTATGCTGTTCCTTATGACCTTTTGTAACAACCTCGAAAAAATCTCTCTCGAAATCCTTTGATATGCTACTAATGGTACCAATATTATATTTGATAATCGGAGGTAAAAATGCGCGCCACTTATCTACACTGTGTTCTTCTGGTATAGTTTCGTTGGGATGCTCTATCATATACTTGCGTTTATTCACATACAAATCGTTTATATCGGCTCTTGATGAGATTATGAATTTCTCGATCGTCTCTTTGATGCGAGTTACATACGCATTTGCGTCTAGCTTTTCAATCGAATCCCATGGAATCGTTGGGCTTTTCATCTTATGCATAACGCATGCGATATATTTTATTCCCGTAACGTCCTCCACTCCACCATCTAGCGGATATCCACTGAAGGAACGGACACACCCAGGATATGTTTTCTTAACACGGAACGATGGAACTGCCGTCTGAATCGCGATTAAAATGCATGAAGCTATGATCCAGAACGTAAAACGGTTTTTATAGACATCATACGGAATCGGTCGCGTATTCTTCTTCTTAAACATTGCATCCGATATCTCTTCGTATTTTGCGGGAGTTTGTATGTTCTTCTCCATGAGTTCGAGTGTCGTTCTCATTACAAATTCCTGTATAGATTCGGTCGGTATTCCCATGTTCGTGCATACTGAGTCGATTATATTATATATTATTTCGTTTGATTCGTTCTCGAATATGGGTTTAGTTTTGGGAGCAAACATACCAGCCAATCGTTCTTCCAATTCTTGGTCTATTACAGCATGTGTTACAGTCTTGAACCCGTCTATAAATCCATCCTCTGTTACGAAATCGATCTTTCGTAGAACATACCCACTATGTTTATCGACTATTGCGTCATTGTCACCACTGACCTCGCCATGAGACGCACATATTTCATCCAACTTACCCATATAATCTAAGTTGATTACAAATGCCGTCGCCAATTTATATAAGCTTTGTGGGAACAGTTTCGTATTTGTGTCTTTGCAGTATAACCAGAAGTCGTCTTCTTTCAATTCGGCCATAGGTTCTCTGCAATACATGTCTACCAACTTGAGTATATCCGACTGTTTCTTAACAAAGTCATCCTGGCCCAAAATTCGGTCTCTCAATAACACATGGGGTGATACTATTATATCACTTGTAATCGATGTTTTTCCTAGTTCATATGCGTAATTTGAAAAGCGGTTTTCAGATACTTGTCTCAATGTGTTTTGTCGCACAATTCGTTTATAATCTCGGTCGATCTCAGTCTTACCCTTCTCCATTAATTTTTCGAGAGACACATTTATTCGGTTCTCGAATTCTTTCACCATGCGAGCCTTCGTAAGTTCGTCCATGCGCTTCTTTGCGACCTGCGTAGGTTCACACATACTGTTATTTTGGTTTTTAAAACAGTCAGATTGTATATTACAAAATAACGTATTGGTGTCAAAGAACGCCTCTTCATCGATTACTTTATCGTGTACCCAGTGGTTCTTTACGCGGTGGTAATATCCGACCTTTTGCCTGGCTTTAGCCTCAATCTCCAGATCGCGTTTCTCCTTCTCTGATAGTTTCGACTCATCTACATCAGATGGCAGGGTTGGCTTTATAGTGAGAACCGCATATTCGCCATCTTGGACCCGTTTTTTTCCTGCAATCAATACTTGCGCCAATTCTTTCGCATTATCCTCTTGTACGCTATGTTTTTGGATGAGAGATTCTACGATGAATTCCATGAAAATTGCTGGGTTCATGTGCTTCCTTTCTTTGGAATATGCGTCAAGTATGTTATATGGCGTGTCATCCAAATCTTTGTCATAAAATACATCCTCATTGTTATTGTCTGATTGAAGATCTTTCATTGTATTATAACGCTTAGTTAAGTATCGACGCGTACAGTCTTTGGATTTTACATAATCTGTATCATCTATTTTACCTGGTTCGAATTCGCTTGTAATGTTCTCTGGATTAACCAGTTCATTCATCGACAATACAGTTATAACATCAGAGAACAAAGTACAGTTATCCTTTGTTAATAATTTAAACAATAGTTCGCTTACCGGGGTTCTCACATCCTTACTGGAATATGCAAGCTCGAATATATCACCCATCTTGTAATCACTTTTGAATGTGGTCTCGATGAAATTTAATGGAGGCCTATTATCTTTTATACTGGATATATTACGAAATTGTTCGGAACGTTCCTCGTTCTTTTTTACATACTCACTGATTTGCTGTTTTATATAGTAACGTACCTCTTTGAACTGATTAAATGTAATATCGTCACTGTATACCAAAAATGGTTCGAGTTCTTTTATTATTTCAACGAATGATAATTTATTCTTGATATACTTCCTAAGTAATCGGAATATTACACGAGTTTTGGGTATTACCGTTTTCAAGAATTTCTCAAATTTGTCCGGCTCGTTTATAAATTTCTCGTCTAATACATACTCCTTGATATCTGTCATAAACCGTATTTCATCATTTTTGATATCTTCTTCGAATTCGTTCTCGTTATCACTTTCGTCGTCGTATTTAATCTCGTTCTCTAGATCGTCGACAATATGAGTGTTTATCTTTGTATTTTGTCGCAATAATCGGAATAAAGAAAAATAGTTATGATGTAAGTTCGCACGAGTCATAATATTAGTACCAGGTAGGTCAATCTGAGAGAACTTCATTACTGGTTCTGGTAGAACGACGATGGATTTCAATGACATTTTATCGTTAGGTGTCATCTTGTCTCGAATATATACAACCTTGCCCGATTTAAGGAGAACTGTATTTTTCTTCGGGAGTCCAAGGTTATAACGTTGTGTAACAAAACGGCGCTGTTCTATAAACGAAAACTCCTTTTTACCTTTACCCTTCGTCTTAGATACACTGCTAGTAAACTTACCAAGATTATCGACGATTGCATCAAGATCCATCAACACTTCTTGATGGACCATCGCGATCCCATCAGATGCTACAAAAGGCACATTATATTTATCCATATTTACATATAGATCTGCGTATTTATCACCATTTTTAGAACCTTGTACGTATTGTTTTATCAATGCGGCTTGTGCGGCGAGTTCGTCGCGCTCATTCGTTTTTATTACATCGCCTGGAATTTCGTCCTCGTCTATGTCTGTATACAATTTACGTTTTTGTGAAACAACAGGGAGAACCCACTGCAACTTGGTATTTAAGCTATGGATCTTATCAATCAATGGCTTATGTTGTAATCCATGTTGAGTAAATCCAATGACGTTCATATTAGAATCCATTTTGGAGAACTTCTTACGTAACTGGGTAAATCTCTCGATCAAAATATGGATACCATTTAAAACCCGCTCTGTACGCTTGTTGTTCGGTATCGTAGAAAGTAGTTCGTCCATTAAATCATTCGTCTGTACCTCAATACTGTATTTTTTCTGATATTCTGGCAATTCAACCAGCTGGACGATATCTTCTAATTCTTCTCCGAATACGATATCATTCGCATCTGAATACATACCATGTAATATATCTCTGACATCGTCATCTGGTACTGCATCATCTGACACATTAATAACCATATCACCCGATTCAGTCACTTCAATGGAAGACGATTCTGTAAGTGGTAAATCCGAAGTCGTGGCATCCTCTGGTATTGGGGTGAGTGACTCGGTTGGTGCAGAAACGGGCTTTGAGCGTATAACAAATTTTGTAAAAGGAATGTTCTCTGGTATGCCCTTATATTCGAAATTAATGTAGATCGTAGCCCTATCAGGAAATGTTACAATCTCTATTGCATCATCCTCTAGATTTGTGATTTCGCCTGTAATTATAGTGGGTGTATCTCCACCTATATGAACGTCCAACCATTTATGTGGTAACAATCCGTTTTGCCTGGCGTATCCTTCTTCGTCGCTACGATCCATCAACATAATCTCCGTTATAGATTCGTCAGTCAAGCTACCATCTTCATTTAGCATAAGTAGCGTTTTATTTATAGTCGCTACATTTATCAATACAAGCTTGCTATCATCAATATAATCTATAATGAATGTATTCTGATGTAAATCCGGGTTTGTAGGCGCCTCTACCTGTATTATATCTCCCAGTTTTAAATTTATATCGCCCATTTCTGTATTATCCATTATATATTTACTTTCTATATTATTTTATCACGCCCACTACAAGGGGGCGGTAAAATTGATTCTAAACTGTGAAAAGTATTTAAACAGTAAATGCCTGCTAATACATCTGAAATGGAATACACGATCGACAAAAATACTAGCGAACACGAGAACGTGAAACATAAGATATATCACACGTCGTTCGCAAGTTATAAGATTCTGAATAAGGCGACCCAATCGGATGATGATTCGCTCAATTCATATAGGTCAGTAATACTAGACCCTGTAACCGACCGTATTATGTGCTTCTCGCCGCCTAAATCCGTGACGCTGGAAACATTTGCGTCTAAATGCCCTAATTTATCTGGGGTTACTGCAACTAAAATCATCGAGGGTACTATGATGAATTTATTCTATGATCCTCGGATCGAATCTTGGGAGCTCGCATCAAAGAGCGCGGTTGGCTGCAACTACTGGTATTTTAGGACTCAATATTCAGTAAATAGTGGAATTCCACAGCTTACATTCCGTGACATGTTTGTAGACGCCTTGCGGGCGCCACAAGTCTCCCAGTTAAATGACATTTCGTTGATACAGACACTAGATAAGACGTGTGTGTATAGTTTTGTGGTACAACATCCCTACAATCATATAGTAATACCAATCGAATTTCCGGCAATTTATTTGGTTGCTGTATATCGAATTGAATCTGAAACTAGAATCAGGAATATTCCGTTAGAATCGATCGAGAATTGGTTTGCGAATAGTTCGGTCTTATTCCCTGAGGCGTGTTACGTTGACTCTTACGAACACATTCATCTTACAGACTATACGAACGTCGGAATCATGTTATATCATGCGGAAAGTGGAATTCGGACGAGCATAGTAAATCCTCAATACACAAGTATGAAGGAATTCAGAGGAAATAATCCGAATCTACAATATCAATATTTATGTGTGTCGCGGGCTGGAAAGGTGAAGGAATATCTGGCTGCGTTTCCGGTTTACAAACAAATGTTTTATGCGTTCCATAGCCAGTCAGCTGATTTTATACGCACGATACATAACGCATATTTTACGTATTTTATCAAGAAACAGGGTAAGGAGGTCAAGATCGAGAAATCCATATTCCGACACATATGCAAACTGCATAATGAGATCTATTTACCGTCGATCTGTAATGGTGTTGGTGTGATTGTAACGTGCAAAGTTGTTGCGGATTATTTCAACGCAATGGAACCGAAGGAACAGTTGTATCACCTGAATTACCAGAACAGGATGGCTGACACAAAAACTGAAAACATTTAGTAAAAACCCGCACGAAACGCAGACAAACATAATTTATATTATAGAAAATTGATTTAAAGAAAATCTACTATGTAATGTATAGCGCGGCTATCAGACGAACGACAACGCAAAACCGCCCGTCGCCAATTAAAGTATACGATTGACAGATGCAAATACATATCGAATCGGTGCATATGCCTGATAACTAGTATTATGATATGATGTTGTGTATAAAAAATCGTAGAAAAAATAATTGGATAGGCGGAAGTATGTGTTGACAGTCACGATATAAACTGCTGTAGCTCAGCCGGTAGAGCGCGCGACTTTTAATCGCGTGGTCGGGGGTTCAAGTCCCCCCAGCAGTATCATAAGCGGATCTGTGATCCCTTACCCCCTCCTTCGTGGAGGACTGGTTTTCGTCTACTTTTCCCAAAAGTTGCATCCAGTTGAGTGCCCGAGTGGTTAAAGGGGGCAGACTTAAGATCTGCTGCGTTATGCTTCGTGGGTTCGAACCCCACCTCAACTATCATGCCTTGGGAAAGGCATTCCAAAAAGTATTTCCTAACGGTCCAACAACCACTGCCTTTATCGTAAGGCATTTCGTTCGCTTAGCTCAGTTGGCAGAGCATCGGTCTTATGAGCCGAAAGTCGAGAGTTCGATCCTCTCAGTGAACATTTGAAGCAGCTTGTGGAGCATCATATCTACTGTGATACTAATCGGTTAAGTATTATGGGTCAATCAGGCCGCATAAATGTGGGTTCGAATACCTCCAGTAGAACGGAGCAGCTTGTGGAGCATAATTTGATGTAGTTTAGTGGTTAGAACTAAGTCGCGTTAGACTTCAACCTCGGGTTCGATTCCCAGCGTCAAAACTGGAGGGTGATACAGCTCGTGGAGCAAACTCTATTGTCTGCTAAGTAAGCAATCATACAAATGTGTATGAAAATACTGGGTCTCGAATCCCATCAGTAGAGGGAGCAGCTTGTGTAGCCAACAGCTCGTGGAGCAACAACTCTATTGTCTGCTAAGTAAGCAATCATTATGAAAATATTGGGTATCAAAACCCCAATCAATAGAACCGGAGGGTGATACAGCTCGTGGAGCAAAACAATAAGTCCGTTGTAGTGTAGGTGGTTATCACGTGGGGTTTTCACTCCCGAAACTCGGGTTCGAGTCCCGACATCGGAAACAGGGAACCGACGGTTCCCCACACCCCCTCCCTTCTGTGTAGGTGAGAATAGTGTGAGTTCAGCTCGTGGAGCATTTGTTTCTATAGCTCAGACGGTAGAGCGTGCGACTGTTAATCGCAAGGCCACAGGTTCGATCCCTGTTAGGAACGATTAGGAGCAGCTCTTGGAGCATTAACCCTTCCCTCGCGTAAGGAGGGGTTAAAGGGAAACCTTGGTCCCCCCTTCGGTTGGGATAGCTCAGACGGTAGAGCGTACCTTTACACGGTCAAGGCCACGGGATCGATGCCCGTTCTCAATATGATACAGCTCAAGGAGCACTGGTCTTATGGTGAAGTGGCATCATTCTTGCTTTGGGAGCAAGAGTCTCGGGTCCGATTCCCGATAAGACCCCCGGCACTCACAAAATTGTTCGGTTGCTTACAGCGATAATCCAAAAGCACTTATAGCCCAAAAAAGCAGCCCGAAAGAACAATCCTTGATCGTATAGTGAAATAGTATCACGTCTAGTATTTAAGCTAGAAATAACTGGAGCAGAACCAGTTGCGATCGCGCGCGGAATTTGATTCACGCATTGCAGGCTTTAGCTCAGTTGGTAGAGCGTTTGACTGTAGTGGAAAACAAACATCAAACAGCCGCTGGTTCGATTCCGGCAAGCCTGAACCGAATTTCGTTGGAGAAATTCGTACCCCCCATTTCCTCTAAACAAGGGGGTTGGGGGCTTTTTTTTTGGTCCGATAGTGTAAGTGGTTATCACACAGGGTTTTGACTCCTGTAATCCGAGTTCGAGTCTCGGTTGGACCTTTTCCACCTTTGAAAAGGTGGAGCCAAACTTTTACGTAATTGGGGGGGGTCGTAGGGGGGCGAAGCCCCCTACAGTCCGTGTGGCGAAATGGATATCGCGTCCGACTTCTAATCGGGAGATTGCGGGTTCGAACCCCGCCTCGGATAAAATTGATTTAATGTTATTTGTATTCATACAGATAACACTAAATAAACAAATGGATATTATTAACGCACTCATCGAGTCTGTATTTTATGACGAAGACGGTGCACCAGTTACGTTCAATCCAGATGGAACCATGTCCTTTTACAGTACAAAGACACGACGGACAATTTTCGGGAAATATGTACTAATGGACGACGGTCGAATCAAGACTACTCTGGACCAGATTATGTATATCCGTCCTGTGATGGACGAAGCTACGAATTGCATATACATATACAATAGTTTTGGTGGAATATTTGCGTCCAGTCGAGTACACATTACTACACGTGCCAAGCCCACAGTTGCTGAGTTGCACGGACATAATATAATTCCCGAGCCATTAGTCCCGGCGATGATAGTAGTTTATTCAATTCAAGATCGAATTCACGAGATTCTTTGTAAGCGACACTGGATCTGGAAAGATCAGGTCGCCAAGATAATGCGTTTCATTCCGAATGGTAGTGTAGTAGAACTGAGAGGAATCCACAACACGCCAGTTGAGGTTGGTAGTTGGACTGCTGGATGGTATCGCAGCGGAGGCGGAATCAATGCAATATACCAACCTCCTGGCGATTGGAGGAATGTGCGTAAGGTGATAACGGGGGGAAGAATCAGGATAGATTTTTCGGATGGGAGAAAGGACATTTATATGTATGTTATGGTTGATCCGAAAGACGAGTCATTAGTTTATATGCAACAAGAGCTATCGGTATTCAAGGCTATAGATGATGACACGGTAAATTTGGTCGATATGCAGGGACGTCAGGCGTGTTGTGCGGAGCGGGTTAAGTAGAATAGGTTAATCCAAAATTTTCTTAAGTGGAAAATTGATCCTGTAATTTATTATATAATAACCTTAGTAATAGCAAATCGCAATATGGATATTAACAAGCAACCAGAAGTTCACGAAGAACCGAGTGAGGACAACCTCAATATGACGTTGAGGAATTGGATGGAGTACCCGGAATCGGTTATAGCGCCAACGCCTCTTACGCGACAGGAGTCTGTTGCGACCCCAACGCCTCTTACAAGACAGGAATCGGCTGCGGCACCAACACCTTTGATGAGATATGACACGGTTGCGGCACCAACACCTTTGATGAGATATGATACGGTTGCGGTACCTACGCCTCTTACACGCCAAACTACTACAGGGTTCATGACACCGCCACCTCTTACACGCCAAACTACTACAGGGTTCATGACACCGCCGCCTCTTATGCGTCAAACTACTACGGGGTTCATGACACAACCCCCTCTTACACGTCAAACTACTACGGGGTTTGTGAATCCTACGCTATTGCGTCGAACGTATGACGATCCGTCTAGTTCGCCTCCGTACCATGACGATCCGCCTAGTTCGCCTCCGTACCATGACGCATTTTATCAGCCTCTAGAGGATCAGATACGTGAGTTACGCAAGCAGATTAATGATATAAGCGATAAGCTAGATAATGTAATAGATAATGTAATTTCCAATATGCATTAACTAAAAATAAAATAAAAAATTATAAAAAGATTGTGTCAGAATATCATAAAATTGAATTTATTTTTTCTATAAAATAATTCCAATTACTTAAAACACCATCGAAATGAACGAAGATCAGCAGACCATCGAAATGAACGAAGAAAAACCAGTAGAAAAGAGAATCCTCTCACCCATTGAAAAGAGAATCCTCTATGGGAAAGACTCCGGCAGACGGCCGGACATTGTTGGAAGGAGGGAGGTTTCCAGCTGTAAGGCAAACCCCGAAGAAAAGACCATCAAGTTTGTGGAGGACACAAAGCCGCCGTACAACGGCAAGATCAAAGCACCAAACCGTCTCTCGGAAACGGGAGACGCATGGTATATGATCGTGGAAGACGGACAAAAAGGCGGTCCATTTACAACGGAAGACATGCGAGGGTATTTCGAAGCCGATATAATTGACGAGGATTGTCTATGCACCAACGAGGGTATCGACGGAAACTACTACAGACTAGAATTACTATTCTACCCCAACATCCAAAACGCATTCATACCAGACGGGTACAACCCACTCGTAAATTTGGAGCACCGAACCGCTGCTGCTGCTGCAGAGATATCTAGACTGGCGGAAAAACGGGACTGGAATCTGGCGGCCGACGGCGCAATCATACAGCTACCGAATACTGACACCGACCCAGTAGAAGGCGACAAGGAACTGGAATGGTTTCTTCATCACGGTAACCCAAGGTGGAGAGCCAAGAACGGAGATACAATTAAGTTCGGCGATACAGTGCGTCGTGACTTTATCATGATAGGGGACAGCATGACGATGTTTGAGTTTAGAAAGCTAGATCCAAGAATGTATCCACACAACGGCGATGGTATACTGCGAATCAAAATGAAAGGCAGGGAGTGCACCATAAACGGAATGAAGACAACCGTATGTGTAAAAGAGGTTATGATCTTCCAGATGAACGGTACTTTGTATAAGCTGTATCCGGCGTTGAACGGCTTAAATAGGTACCTGATTGCGTTTAATAGTCCAGATACGGTCGAAGTAATATTCTTTGCACCCGCGCCAACGTCCCGAGTAGCTGAACCGGAAGATCCCTCTATCTATAGACCGAGACCCAGTTATGCTAGTGTAACACAGATGAAATATAGACCCGCGTCTGAGTTACTTGGGTTTAATTCTGAAAGCATTCGAGACGTACGGGTATTTTCAGAAACAAATACTGACAAGCGGTCGTTATTGAAGGTCATAGACGACCAAGAATCTCTAACTACAATCCTAACGCACGGTAAGTATTGGAGGTTGACTGACTGGGAAGATAATAGACAAATCCACATGCTCTTCACACCGGAAGGAAATGTCACGCACGAGTCTACTGAAATAATCGGCACCTGGCGTATCGAGAAAGAGGGTAGCTTTGCGTTGTATCAGGACGAACGGGATTGGCATACAATTTATAGAAAGAAGGTTAGACGTCGGGTGCGTTTGGAAATGGTGGGAGGTTTAATGCATAATATGTATGTGTTGCAGGATACGACAACAAGTCTCTTCTATCTACAGGACGAGCTTGCGTATTTCCAGGTAATCGATGGGAAGGCAACAATGGCGGATATTAGTGGGAGAAGGGCGTGTGAGGCGATTCGGGTAGTTTAATAATAATAATAATAATCATATAAGTTTTTTTATAGCTCTATTCTTTCGAGTCTTTTTTTTGCGTCCACCATTGATCTTAGGAGGTGAATATTTCTTAGGAACATACAAATCGTGTTTAATTATTGTCGGGTGTTCTTTTTGCATATATTCTAACTCGTCATTATCCAATTGACGACTTGCCATAGAACTTAATGATGGTATGTGTCGATTAACTTGTGATAATAGATTTTTTCGCCTTGTTCGATTTCTTAGATACGCTGTACCATTTTTTATGTTTTTTATTAATGTTATATGTGTACTTGGATTGTGATTTAAGTTTAAGTTTACTATAGGATGTACGTCATCATCTTCGACAGCAATTATATTTTCGAATGTAGTTCCAATGGTAACTGAATTCTCAAAATCTGTTTGTCCTGGATCCAAATCAAATGTTACATTATTGAAATTTGCTTTTAATAAAATGGCGTATTCGAATGATATTTCTGACATATTCGATCTATTAAATCGGGTATCTTTCAAGAACGCATTATAAAAAGATGTACTCCACATTTTAGTATCTTGAAAATCAGTACCTTCTAATATAGCGTCGTTGTATTCGCAATTTTTTATGGTTGCGCTACTAAAGCTACATTCATTAAACGTTGCATTATTAAAGCGACATTCATCTAATTTTGCATGTTTGAAGCTGCATTTGGTTAATGTAGCATGTTCGAAGTTGCATTTTGTTAATATAGCATTATCGAATACAATACCTTCTAATGTTAAATTTGTAAAATACATATTTAATAAAGCTGATTTATCCTTTGTAAAATCTAACCTAATTAACATTGCACTTAATTCCTTATTTTGCTTGGGAGTCCTGTCTTTTGTTTTTAACAACTCTTCGGCATCTGTGTAATCCATATACATTATATGCATACATTTATACTGTAAAAAATTGAATTGTGTAGACTCAGATATAAATACAGATACATAACACAAACAAAATGAATGTACTTATTATACTACTCGGTTGCAGTATTGCGCGCATCTTGGATGGGCGCATCCATACAGCGGTTAATTTTGTCAACACAAATCACCAAAATAGCACGATTGATTGGTTCTTGAGTGGTGGTATTAAGGATCGATCGTTAAATTCAATCAGTGAAGCGGCCCATATGGCGCAAGTTATATCTCCACTTGGTGGAGATAATTGGAATATAATCTTAGACACTGTTGCCACTAACACAGCCGAAAATTTTATAATTGTAAATCAAACTGTAAATCTAAATTCTTATTCAGATGTATATGTAGTTACATCTGAATTTCATCACGACAGGGCTAAAATAATGACCGACATCATCTTCAGAGATAAGCGAATCCAGTGGGTCCTGTCGCCACTCGCCCAAGAAGACTCACGATATTGGGAGAACATTCATATTAAAAATGTAGACGCCGATGTAAAAAAGGCGCTAAAACGAATTATACATATTTGATAGTTTACATAAATTTTGTATATACTCCAGGGAATGTGTGCGATTTGTATCGCTCATCTCTCTTATTTGCCCCCTGAGAGCATCAATCGCATTTGATACATTTCCGGCATTCGCTAATCCAGAGAGCTCAGACGTGTAATCCTTTTCAATAAAAAAATCCAGATTACCTTCATCAATAATCTTGGCATATGGCAAATATACATAGCTGTACCAGATCTTTATTAATAACGTGGGGTTTGCTTTTTTATACATTTCGAAAGAGTTTTTGGTTGTTACTAGCCCGACATTGTCAGGTAATATTGAAATTATATCGTTAAGAAATTCAAACAGATGCGCGTTGAATGCTCTCAGAACCGTTGTTTTGTCCGTCATGATTTGTAATAGTTAGATAGATATTTTTTAAGTTAGTTTAATAGTATTTGTTATAAGGGGAACCGATGGTTCCCCCTTACCCCCTCCTTTACAAGGGGATAGGAAACCGCATGTTATGAGCGTTATAAAGTGTAATTTGAGAGGAGTTTATGAGGAAACCGTAGACGACGAGCATTATAAAAGTGTAATTTGGGAGGAGGGGGTAAGGGGGAACCTTGGTTTCCCCCTACTTGGGATATAGGATCTTACCATATGTATTTTTTACTCCAGTACAAGCCGGCTTTTTCTCGGGACCAACTAGCGACATAATGTACTCAGCTTGTTCTTTCCATTCACAGGTAACCATCTCATCAACGACACGGAACACGAATTCCTCTTTGGATAGTTCGTTCAGCGGCGTACTGAGAACCTTATCGGTCATGCCTTGCTTCTTCATTCGCGTCATACACATTTTCGCCGCTACTTGGAGTTCGTCCGTTTTGTATTTATTGTTAAGTGCAGTGAGTGTCTTGATACCAAAGTCGCCATCCAGACCAGTAATTACATCGCCGGATGACTGGACCCAGTAACTACCCTCTTTAACAAATTTGAATATAACACCCTTTTCGCTTTTGGCATCAGTTACGGGATCTGGAAAGAGTCCGTCCCCGTGTGCAAATTCATACCAATCATAGGTAAACCTCTGTGAAACTGTATCGGTCATTTTATTGTTCTTTGTGTTTTAAGTTGTAGTTGGTTAAACAAACATCAATTTTATGGGGAACCTTGGTTTAACGAGTGCGTCGTTTACGCAGACGTAGTCGGCACCCCCTTACCAACCTCCTATCAAAATCTAATAAGGGAGGGGTTCGGGGAACCGTAGGTTCCCAGAGTTAATAGTTTGCACTTTGATATTCGAATTGCGGAGCGTTGTTTTTCTGAGGTACGTCAGAATTACGTTTTTCTTGTAGTGTCTCTATTGTGACACCGTTGGCTATCTTATCCGGACGATATGTATCGGGTGGAGTCGGAATAAAATTACCATCTTGACCTACTGGAACATAATTATACATCTGTCTTCTTCCCCCAGCACCTTTGGCACTCAGTTCCTCAGGCGTCATATTATAATACGTAAACTGTTCGGAAACGATGTTAGAACCTCCAGAACCAGATGCAACATTGATTGCATATCCTAAAGGTTCTCCATTTCCAAAGTTAGCACTGGCTAATTTTTCTTTGATGTTCGGTTCGTAATGTTTTACTATATCGCTTCCAAGAACTAATTTATAGTTTGCATTCACCAGTAATAATGCTGGTACGGATTTCACATTGGGTGGCATTAGCGCCTGTTTCCCATTTTCAAGCGTAATCACAATTTGGTTAGTTTTTGGATCCCGAGCTCGCTTGTCTATGCAAATACACGATAACGAGTCTACCAATCCACCCTTTACTAGAAACTCCAATATTTTCTTGCTATGTTTACAGTAATTCGAATAATATAAGATATCCATTTTGCTTTCTGGTTTATATTTTGAAAAAACATAAAAATATAAACTATTTAACGACGCTTATTTACAAGCTGTTGGTGCACATACTATGTAATAGGCGGTTTTGTAGATAGAAAACACCATATCCAACTAGCGCGAGAACTGCACTGATGTAGAAAGACATATCGCGGCTCTTAGAGATTGCCATGTTGGTAAAAAGGGACAATGCAATTACGAACCAAACGAATCCTAAAATACTCAAGTAGTAGAATAGAACACAGTAATCCTTGGGAAGGGGACCAAATATCTTATCAGCTAAATCACTCATTTTTATATATTAGCACAACATAATTTTTAGATAAACAATGTAAAAAATAAATTATACCTAAATATTATACGATGGATACATGGGAATTAATAGATAAGCTATTCAAAGAGAACCCGGAAGGTTTAGTAGCCCACCATCTGGAATCATATAATGACTTCTTCAAAAACGGTATTTTTCGAATATTCAAGGAGAAGAACCCAGTGCGAATAAATTCCAACTTTGATCCTGAGATTGATGAATATAGAAACCAATGTTTGATGTATTTCGGTGGTAAAAACGGAGACAAGATATATTTCGGAAAGCCAATTGTATACGATGACAAAGATAATTCACATTATATGTTTCCTAATGAAGCACGGTTGCGAAATATGACATATGGTATGACTATACACTATGACATAGAAGTCGAATACATAAATATATTGAAACCAGGAGAACAACCGTATCTTATTGGTGGATCCGGAGAACAAAAAGTGAATGAATTAAATGAAAGTAGCATAGATTATGTACCGCCTTATAAATTCAAGAATTTCAAGGAAACTGGTCTACAACAACCAGTAACAATCGGCGGCGGGCCTAAAAAACAGTCACGTGCTAAACGCGTCCAACATAAATACGAGATTACCCCAGCAATGTCTGCTGAAATGCGAAAGGCAACAGAGGAATCGATGACAGATTCCAACACACAAAGGAGAACAATCACACTAGAAAAGATATATCTGGGTAAATTTCCTATAATGTTACAATCTGAGTTTTGTATATTGAAAGGGTTGTCTCCCGATGTGCGATATACAATGGGCGAATGTCGTAATGATTTAGGTGGATATTTTATAATTCAAGGCAAAGAGAAGACTGTTGTATGTCAAGAGAAATTTGCAGATAATATGCTGTATATCCGTAAATATGTAGACGAAGAAAAGGAAGAAGACCAGACAGAGTTTCTATATTCTAGTGAAATACGAAGCGTTTCTGAGAACGTATCTAAACCGACTCGAACATTGTCGGTTAAAATCGTATCACCAACCACTTCTTACACGAATAAAAACATCGTTGTTGACATACCTAATGTTAGGAAACCAGTACCGTTATTTATTGTATTCAGAGCACTAGGTGTTCTATCGGATAAGTCTATCATAGAAACGTGTATATTAGATCTTGTAAAATACGAACAGATGATGGATCTATTTATACCGTCAGTTCATGATGCGGGTGGTATCCTTACCCAGAAGCTCGCAATAGAATACATTGCATCATTGACAAAAGGTAAGCGTCCCGAACATGCTCTAGAGATTTTATCTGATTACTTTCTTCCACATGTTGGAGAGGTAAATTTCAGTGAAAAGGCTTTGTTTTTAGGACACATGGTTAAGCGAATGCTGTTGGTTTACATCGGATTGGAACAACCAACAGATCGTGATAATTTCAAATATAAACGCATCGAGTTGGTAGGTTCTCTCTTATCTGATTTATTTCGTGAATATTATACGGAACAACAGAAGTACATACAAGTCCAATTTGATAAACGGTTGAATCTAAATAAGAGTATTTATGGTAATGATCTTCCTAGTCTGATTAGCACATTCCAAGGAGAACTTTTCAAGGAACGTTTATTGGAGACAGGATTTAAACGCGCATTCAAAGGGAACTGGGGGTCCAAACCTAACACCAAGCGAATAGGTGCCGTACAAGATCTTAATCGTTTATCTTATAACGGTTATTTGAGTCACCTGCGTAAGACGAATTTACCGATGGATTCCGGTGCAAAGTTGGTCGGACCACGTGTTCTACATAATTCTCAGTGGGGATTTATTGATCCGATTGACACCCCCGATGGAGCGAACATTGGTCTACATAAGACACTTGCGGTTGCAACACATATCACTATAGGAGGTGCCGGTACGAGAGAACCTATGATAAAATGGTTACGTGAGAAGGTCGGAATGCGAATGCCAGTTGAATGTTCTCTCAGATTACTATCAGAACTAACGAAAGTATTTATAAATGGATACTGGGGCGGATCGGTGGATGATCCGTTTGGTTGCATTCAGAAGATCAAATTGCATAGACGTAACGCACTTATAAATATATATGCGAGTGCAACGTTCGATATTAAGTCGAACACCATTTACATATACACTGATGATGGTCGAATGAGTCGGCCTGTTTTCTATAAGGACGATATAACTAACGAGTTGTCATTTGAGAACAAAGAAGTCACGAAAATACTAGAAAGCGGTAATTATACTTGGTCCAATCTTATAACGGGATTCAATCCAAAGCGTAAGACGGAAGTGACGGGTATAATGGAACTACCAGAATTGTATGAAGGTGTGAATAAAGAGACGAACCCTGCTAAATTAGATAGATTCCTCAATAAAAAAGCAATAATCGACTATATTGATAGTAGCGAAAGCGAGAACGCATTAATTGCAGTGAATATGGACGAATATCCGAATAATAATTACACTCACATGGAAATACATGAGTCGCTAACGTATGGCACAATGTGTAATCTTATTAACTTTTTGGAGAATAACCCACCGACACGTAATTCGTTCTCTTGCGGTCAGAGTAGGCAGGCATGTTCGATGTATCATACAAACTATCAAGTGCGAATGGATAAGACCGCGGTCGTTCTAACTAGCGGACAGATTCCTTTGGTGAAAACTAGATACATGGAATATATAAATCATGAAGAGATGCCATATGGAGAGAACGCGATAGTAGCAATCGCATGTTATAGTGGATATAATATGGAAGATTCTATTTTGGTGAATGAAGCCTCGCTGAAACGCGGACTGTTTAACACAACCTACTATTCTACTTACGAATCACACGAGGAAATGACCGATACAAATGAAGGCAAATCAGAAACGAAATTTACAAATGTAGAAATGGAGTCTAACGTGGTCGGCACCAAATCCGGATATGATTATAGTAAACTTGATAAATACGGTCTCATCCGTGAAGGCACCGAAATTAACGAAAAAACTGTATTGATTGGTCTGGCTACCAACTCTAATGATAGGCTGATCGATTCATCCAAAACACCCAAAAAAGGTCAATTGGGTATTATCGACAAGACATTTATGACGGAAGGCGAAGAGGGTGAACGTATAGCCAAGGTGCGTGTTCGTGAAGTTCGCATACCGAATCAAGGAGATAAGTTCGCATCTAGAGCCGGACAGAAAGGTACTATAGGACTGGTCGTTCCTGAGTCTGATATGCCTTTCACTAAAAATGGTATTCGTCCAGATCTCATAATCAACCCTCACGCGATCCCTTCACGTATGACTATAGGACAATTGATAGAATGCGTTATGGGTAAGGCATGTGCTATGGTCGGCGGATTCGGTGACTGCACTCCTTTTATAAACAAAGGCACCAAGATTGGAGTATTCGGAGAAGCACTATCTAGTGTTGGGTATCACTCCAGCGGAAACGAAATCTTATATAATGGGATGACAGGAGAACAATTGGAAAGCGAGATTTTTATTGGACCCACATATTACATGCGATTGAAACACATGGTTAAAGACAAGATTAATTATCGTGCTCTCGGTCCGAGAACTGCTCTCACTCGGCAACCAGTAAGTGGTAGAGCGAATGATGGTGGACTGCGTATTGGAGAGATGGAACGTGATTCGCTGGTTTCTCATGGAATGGTTGACTTCTTGACCGAATCAATGATGGAACGTGGTGACAAATACAAGATTGCAGTTTGTAATACAACTGGTCTTTTTGCCATATACAATCCTTCGAAAAATCTGTTCTTGAGTCCGATGGCTGATGGACCCATTAAGTTTTTGGGGTCTCTCGATGGAAAGGAATTAAACATAGATAATGTTACTCATTTCGGTCGTGATTTTAGTGTTATATCCGTGCCATATTCTCTGAAATTGTTAATACAAGAATTACAAGCGATCAATATACAGATGAGGATAATAACGGAAGACAACATCGATCAGATGGAAAGCATGGCGAATTCTAGAAACATTGAGAATGCTACTGGATTTTCGGATATCAATGAAGTTAGAAAGCTATTCAACAAGCTGGCTCGTAGGGAGCATGTTATTGGTGAAAATAATAACGATATAACACCGGATATCAACTCACCACCTGCTGGATTTGAGCCAGCAACACCCGATTTTGCGACACCCGATTATAATAAGAATAATGAAGATTGGGATTCGCCAGAGTTTGTACCAACGTCACCGCTTTACGCGCCAACGTCACCTGAATACGCGCCAACAACACCACCTTATGCACCAACAACACCACCTTATGCACCAACAACACCACCTTATGCACCAACAACACCACCTTACGCGCCAACAACACCACCTTATGCACCAACAACACCACCTTATGCACCAACAACACCTGAATACGCACCACCTTATGCGCCAACTCATGAATATGAGATGGGAGAGTTAGTGTTAATACGCGGAGACGCAAATAAATTATGGACTATTATTAAAATCGGCCCAAATCTGATAACGACACAAAACGATGAAGGAGAAATCAAGATAGTAACAAAAAGTGATCTATATAGCCCAGGTGATATGGTAGCGCAACCACAACCACAACCACAACCGCCATCCGATGTAACCGGAGGTGGTGCTATCAATTTCGCCCCTGTATTTAATTTCGGGAATAATGAAATGGTACCTTCACTTCAGGAAACAGCACCTCCGGTCCAGGAAACTTTACCAATTACCACCCCGCAAGAAGCACCAGTTTCTGGTGGCGGCGGCTTAACCGAATTACCGCTCGATTTCAGCAACTTTCTAATCAAAAAGGTATAAAATTGAAATAAATGTATTCGTATATAGATATACTAATACACCAGTAATATGTCTACAAACAATCGAATCCTACGCATTTACAAATCAAGGGCGACTATTCTAAAGTTGCTTCAGAAGCAGGGTTACAATATAACGGATTACTCCGAGTTTAGTATCAATGAGATTGACACTATGTTTACAAACAAACAGCTCGATATGCTAGTTACAAATGAGAATACTGACAACAAAACTTACGTTAAATATTATTTAGATGCAAAGCAAGTAAGACCACAATATCTAGATGAGATTATAGAGGACTTGTTTTTAGTAGAAAGCGTCCTAACGAAAAACGACACCCTGGTAATCATAATCGATGGAGAACCAAATGAAACCATAATATCAAAGGTGAATTATCTATACGACCATGATGGTATATTTGTCGTTATTCACAATATCAGTCGTCTTCAATTTAACATTTTGGAACATAGTCTTGTACCACCGATCAAGATACTATCCGAAGGCGAGACCGCAAAAATACTTAAGACGTATAATCTGAAAGATACCACTCAGCTACCAGAGATTAGTCGATTTGACGCCCAAGCACTCGCTATTTCAATGAGACCCGGACAGGTTTGTGAGATTGAGCGTAAGAGTGTAACTGTAATGAAGTATAATTATTACCGGGTTTGTGTATAGGAAAAATATTAGGATATTGTATACTATGTCGGACGTAACAATTGATTATGACAGAACGGATTTTTTATATTACAAATACGCTTATGATGCAAATACAAAGCGTGAACTATATAGTTGTACGGGTCTAAACAATAAGGTTACAGATGGAACAACACTAGGTAACACTTGTAATGCTTTTCCGGATCTAAAAACCAAATCATCTGGACCTTGTAGCACAACATTCACTACAAATCTTTGTAATAACAAACGGTATGCGGACAAACTTCTAGCACAAACTATAAATCATTCGGGCGCAGACGAATTATACAAAAATACAACCAGTCAATATAATATCGAACGGTTGAGTTTTATCAATTTGGGAATCGGCATAATGGCAAGTTTAGCATTTATAATAAAGTATACAGCTTTGAAGAATTAAAATGGCACGCCTGCCATTTTATTCTTTCAAAGTGCTACCCATTTACAGATTTGAATCGGCATAAAGTGCCATTTCAAATCTTAAATTGTGTAAATAATATCTCGTTTTAATCTATAAATGCGCGTGTTCTCCAATACACAGATAATAATACTTATTTTTTTGTTATTATCCACGACAATCATATTGAAAAGTAAATACAGCGAGGGTTTGACAAATGATACACTACCAGAAGGTGTGGCGTTAAAATCCGGTTCGGGTCTTACAAGTAAAAATGGTAGATATAGACTAGACTTTGGATTAGATGGAACTTTGAAGGTTGTTGAATTGGCAATTGACGAATCAAATGCTATAGTTATGGAAAATGAAGCCATAAAAGTTAACACTAAATGGAATCCCGGATTAAAACCTGTAGCCTATGATTCGGTGTTAGAAATTAGAAATGGCAATCTTAGTGTATCAGATGACAGAGGACAAACGAGGTGGGAAAGCAACACGAAAGGAGCAGGTGGAGATGGGGGTAAACTGGTAATGGGAAATGATGGTATATTAGCAATATATACATTTGATAATAATGTGGTTTGGTCTTCAGATGTGACATTGGTTAAAGAGGGTATGAATGTAAACACACCGGACGCTACATTCGAGCCAGAATACAAAGTTGGCATAACAGACAAGAGAACTTTATTACAAAAGAAAACGGATGAATTGGTACAATTAAAGGATCCCGTTAACAAAATACACATGGATTCTACCACATTCATTAATATATTGGCTACCGTTGTAGCATCATCGATGATATATTACGGGGTTATACAATCCTCGTTAACATAATATCTACAATTAAAATATATGAAGTATTCAACGTTTGAAGGTTTAACTGATGCCGATCCAATTATAACAACGGCGTTGTCTAACATCGACAAATTAAATACACCACTGTACGCGAGTAAGAGTGTAAATTATCTAACCCCGACTGAGATACCAGAAAAGCCACTTACAACAACTATGGACGCAAGCGCTGAAGATTTAAACACTGTTATAATTCAACAGAACATATTGTATACAGTTGCGACAATGACGGCAGTTACGTTTTTAATCACGGGCATAGTTTTAGCAAACGATAAATAATATCACAAACATGCATTTTATAATATATTTATAAAATATATAAATGGGCGAAGGTGACGTACGAAATAATATTCTTATCAATGCGTCGAATGCATTAGATACCCAAATTAAAAATGTCGACGCAACCATCACTAGTCAAAGGCGTGTTTTGGCATTAAATGACAGCTATAGTAAAAAAATGGCAATGTATACGCGTTTAGTTTTAGCCATAATATTTGCTTTGGCGATCGCTATTTTACTGAGAATACTTAAAGATAAATTCCAGATAATTCCTGAATCCGTTATCACGATTGTGTATATAATATTATTCTCCTCATGTATCATTTATGGTATGTTCGTTGTTTCTGACATAAATTCGAGAGAAACTACGGATTTCGATAAACTAGCACTGGCCCCTCCAGGTGCTGTGTCTAAGCAGATGTATAAACGCCGTGGATTTGATCTTGGTGATTTGGACCTACTTCCTGGATATTGCATAGGAGCGAATTGCTGTAGCGCAGACACTGCTACAATTTGGGACGACGAAAATCAGAATTGTAAAATCGGATGCGCGATTGGAACTATATATAATAGCACGGACAAAACATGCACCAAATGTGCCGCCGGTAAAACATCGACCGGTCAGCTTACAGATACCGCATGCACTAATTGTGAACCTGGTACATACTCAGTTTCTGGTAAAGGATGTACCAGTTGTGCCGCTGGTACATATTCAGCAACTGCCGGTGCAACATCATGCACTAGTTGTCCGACGGGAACAACTTCTGCGGCAGGCTCAACTAGTGCAACTGCTTGTGTCGCCGTTCCACCTTAATGCAAAATAATATATATTTATATATAAATGTATAATAGCTGGCGGTGGAATCCTAGATCATATTACCGTAGTCCTCCTCCGCCCCCTCCACCTCCTCCACCCCCTCCCGCAGAAGATGCATATTGCAATGGAAATTCAGACTGTAAATTAATACACTCTTTATACAAAAACATAAATGGCGATTTAGAGAACCAAAACAAGAAATTATCCACACAGATTAAAAAAGTAGCCGAAATATATTCAACAGACTATCAGAAATCAAACTATCAAACTACAAATGTAACTAGCTATAAATTTGTAAATAATATACTATTCTGGAGCTACTGGTTACTTGTTATAATAGTTGCTTATATTGTATTTAGATCGGAAATGACACGCGCGATTAAAGCTCTGGTAATTGGATTATTTGTGGCATACCCTTTTTTAATAAATAACATCGAATTATTACTGTATGAGCTTTTAAAATATTTATATGCTATCCTATCCGATACGGTATATGTGAGGCCTGATTACTGAACTCAGGGAACCTACGGTTCTTGAAAACTTAGTTTTCATCTGCGCCTCCGGCGCAACCCGAACCCCTCCTTAAATCCGCCCTTTTACGTTGATAATAATTTATATGTTTTATAAATTATTATTTATTACCGTAAACATGTGATGATATTTTGAATTGTATAATATATAGTTACGGATTTAAGGAGGGGTTCGGGGAACCTTGGTTCCCTGACCCTGATTAAAAGTCATTTGCACTGATATCAGAATCATCACCATTTGAAACAACCGTCGTGTCATCACGCTCGTATCGAATGCGAACTCCCGTCCATCCACCACTATTTACCTTGTATCGCCCAAATCTCTTATCGAGGTATTCATGGACCTCCTTCGTATTAGGTGATCCGCCACGCCCATATGTAGATGTAAACCAGATATTGAATTCGTTTGTTGCCTCCGTCTTGGTAATTCGCCCGTTAACATCATTCACAATCTTATCACGAATGAACTCGGCAATATGGTCCTGACCTTCCTTATACTTCAAACTCGAATCATCGACAATTTTGCATGCCTCCACATTTCCTTGAGTCTCCAAAAGAATTTCGACTAACATCGCCATAAAGACTTCGCGCCATTCGGGGAACTTCTCCTTGATAGTTGCGTCCTTCTTGAATTGAAACGGTTTCTCAGCGTCCCCCTCCACCGGCGTATCTGTGAAAAGCGAGACGAAGTCAATGACTGCAAGACGACGCCAAGTACCATGGTCGCGAGTCTTTACCTTCATAAAGTTATTCGAACAAACTACGATCTTACACTGAGGAACGAAGGTTATCGGTGTGCTAAACAGATTGCGTCCCTTGATCGGCTCTACACAACTCGTCAATTCTTTCATCGCGCCATCATTGATCTCGTCATCCTTTGACGGCTCTTGCATACACACAAAACGAGCGCCCTTAATCGCTACAATATCTGGTGACGCCGAGCCTTGCTTCTGACGCGCTTGGGTAATCATAGATATCGGTGCAATCACATAGTAATCTCCCAAACACTGTGAGAAGAAATCCGTAAGCACTGACTTACCATTCTCGCCATTACCGATATATAAGTGCAATTTCTGATTCAGATTAACACCGACGAGAATCGACGCGAAATGCTGCCACATGTATTTACGTAGCTGTTTATCGGGAAATAGCTTGGCAAAGAAATCCTCGATTTCCAAAATCTTCTTGGCATCACGAGCTCGGTCCAACTTCGTATAGTTAATATTGGTACATTTGGATAGATAGTCATCGGCACGTCCAGGGCGAAATAACTTGTTTTTAATATCAAGCACCCCGTTATTGAAGCATAGTAGATACGGGTTGCTATCAAGTAGATCCATGAAGTTTACCTCGGGATCGAAGAACATTTCCCTGGCCTCCTTCAATATATGGTCCTTATGAGTCGTCTGTGACAATTTTCCAAGGATCTCTACAATCTTCCCACCCAATCCCTCCCAGCTCTTCAATTCCGCTTCAGTCTGTGAAGTATCGTATAATTTACTCGCACACTCATCACTCTTCAACCGATATCGAACCCTCAATTCCTCTGAAATATGTCGTCTGAGAGATGTACCACATTCGTCCTCAACCCATCGGTGTTTGGAGAAACGATACCATTTGTCCGCCTTCAATCCGGCGCACGCGTAATTGTCCTTATACATCATATACAAAATCTTTGCAATGTCAGTGTCTCCACATCCAAGGAATTTGTCGCCTTTGGATAATCCGTTCATCGACAAGTGTTTGATCGACTGGTCTAGGTGATAATCCACACTATTGTTATTGACACGCTTGAATTCCTCTGGAGACGCCTCCCTCGCCCAGTAGATAATCGAACGCTTTGTAAGACCCTGTCCGTTGTTCGAGCCGAAGTTAATCCACTTATCATATAGGTCGGTAACACTATCGAATTGAAATGTCGGAGACTTGGCGCTGAAAGCGAGCCACGCGATAAACAGTCTCTTACTGATATTTGAAAGCGCCCATCCAACCTTCATCCACTTCAAATACGAACCTTCTCCATAATATTCGACCGGGAGAATCATAGCGAGTTCATATGCCTCGCGTAGGTTATACTCATCCGGTTTGAGTGACTCTAGAAACTGGGCCACGAGAGCATCAATATCTGCCTTCGTCTTGATACTATTTACACTGAAATTCACCGGTTCGTGTTGCTGTTGTACGTTTACTCGCATCGGTCGCTTAGATTCGGACGTTCGGCATTGTTCGTGAATCGAAATGAAATCTGCTCGAAAGAAGAACTGGGGATGTCCCGTGTAACGCACGGATAACTTGGCGAAATCCGCGGCCCAGTTGAACTTCTTAACGGGAACCTTGACCTCCATGAACTCACCATCTGTCGAATCGTATTCGTATTCATAACACCGCGTCAATACATACTTATCATGATCTGGTTTCTTGGATCCGTATAGTTGCCAGTTGGTTACACCGGTACTGATGCCTTTGTCAAACACATCCTCCCACGTATTCTTGAGAGGTAGGTCGCCCCACTCCTCTTCTATCTTCTCTATCACATGCTGTCTTGTAAGCAGCTGCGTAACTCGGTCAGCCTGGATTCCGATAATCATGTGAATGCCGTCTTTCGTAATCTGTTTGTCTTCGAGACGATTTACGCTCGGCTTCTCAAATATATAAACCGGAAACGGGCACTTATCGACGAATTGGAAGACTTTCCCCTTCAAAACGTCTAAATATAATTGGATCATGCTTACAATATGTTTATCGCCATACTGTTTTTCTGTTACCTCATACGCATAGCGGAAATCACAATCGACCGCAATTGGTCCGCCCGTGTCCCGCTGTTTTTCGGTCAAATATTCGTCGCCATTCTTCGAAACGACATCCTTATAATAATGAGATAGGAACGTAGGATATTCATCGTCCGAAATATGATATTTACCACCAGTTATTCTGGTATTCGTAGATTGTCTGGGATCGTCTTTGCCAATCCAGTGCGAACCTATGAAATCTTGGTAATTTGACGCAGGCTTCGTTTTCGGGCGCTGACTCATCTCAATTGTTAGGTATAGTATTGTGTTATTTTTATATCAGAATCGGAATGTTTCAATTTTTCTATAATACATAATTACTGAAAAATTATTTTTTAGCACGGATTATGCTTTCGTGTTTACCTGCGTTTAGATTTCCTTTGCTGTTTACGACGCTTCGCCACGGTGTTCTTCTTTCTGGTATTCTTCTTTTTATTCTTAAGTTTTCCACCACCCATGCCATTTACTAGCGCGGGACGATTCGCAGCTGCATTCACCAATAATGGTAATAATCTCACCGCCGTTTCTGGAAGCGCCCTAGCAATACCATTGCCGATTCTTGTCATAAATGTTTCTTCTGCGAATCTGCCACCTTGCATTTCCGCTAATATCTGCGCGATTGAAAGCAACATCTGTGCCATTTCTTCTCCACTCAAGCCCAATGCTTTAACTGCGTCTAATATTTGTTTTAGATCCTCTGCGCCAATCTTCAGTGTCTCCATAAGGGATCGCATCGCATCAATTGTAGCTCGTATTGACTCGGTTGTTGCTCCTTCCATAAGGTCAATAATCATCCGCAGACATTCAATCATCTCAATACCTTTTTCACTAATTAGTCCGAAGGCGGCACCTATAAATTGTACGACGTTATTTATGCTCGTAAATATTGCTTCTATTTTTAAACGCTCCGCTTGCGGGACAATTAGCATTAATAGGTTAAAAATCTTAGAAATTGCACCGCCGGCAAAGTGTATAATTAATCGGCATTCAGGACTTACACAATATCCGACCAGTGCAAAAACAAGGAATAACCTAAAATACAATTTAGACTCAAAAATTGTACTTGCGACACCCATTCCACATCTAACTAGTTTAAAGAGTAATTTAAATAGCTCGCTCAATAACGTTGCAAGTTCAGATGCAACATCAAGACCTGCAGCACCTCCTTTTTTCAATAGATTAAATAGTCGACCGATTAGTCCGTCTATCTTTTTAATGTCATCGTCGGGACTAGATGGGGCGGCATCGCACCCCATTTTTTCTGCTTCTAGTAACTCACTTGCAAACTTATCACTTATTTTTCTATTTATATCAGTAGTAATTTTGGCTAGTGTTTCGGGTGATAATGCTTTAGCCGCAGCTTCAATTTCCAGGAGCTGGTTTGCAAAATCTTCTTCAATTGTTGATAGACTAACAGGGGTTGAAGGAGGCGTCTCATTGTCAGAATCACGTGATGATGCACGTGATAGAGGCGTACCATATACAGAATCACGTGATGATGCACGTGATAGAGGCGTACCATATACAGAACCAAATGACGGATCCTTATAAAGCATAGGCATAGTAACGGCCGATAAAAATTTACTTGTTTGATCTTCTTCATCCGGTTGTGCTCGAACCACATCCGATGCAATACCATGTGTTTCAATATGTTCGATCGCCGCCAGTAATATACCCAGTCCACGAAGATCTACCTCCGTTGCATCTGTACTAACGGATTCTGTTAGATCACGCTTCTTCGTAAATCCACTCATTTATATACAATATATAAACAAATTAAAACCCAGATTCCATTGTCCGGAACAATTCAACTTTATCTGGTAGTGATACGCCCTCGTAAAATCTCGGATGGACGTATAATTTAATATTCGGTTCATCCATTCGACTGACAATTTCAACTAAACTATTTATCCGTCCCTGGGCGCCAGCGAACTCAGTTGGTCTTGGTTTCTTTCTAGTCGGATACCGAATCAACCACTCAACTTGCATAGCACGAACACTCGTCCAATCCATACATGTCATTACGGCAATGAACTCCCATGGGCCTATATTTCTAGTTGCGAATGCACCGCCCTTTATCTCACCATTATGCTGACGCAAACGATGCACTAGATTGACTGTATATCCATTATAGGTTCTCCCAACACCCGATTGGACGTGACGACTTTGTCCTAAAATATAGCAGTAATATCGCTTTACTCTAGGTACCGGTTCTACTCTAGGCACCGGTTCAGTAGCGGGTACCAGTTCAGTTCCAGGTACCAGTTCAGTATCGGGTACTACTTCCATTTTACAGGTCCTTGAATTATGTCCCTCTTGTCTACACTTTTTACAAGGCATTTTATTATATTGTTATTTATTTTTAATGATTCCTTCGCATATATGTGTATATTTAGGCGACACACAAAGATAACGGATGGTTAAACAACTACAACTACCATTAAAAGGGAGGGGTTCGGGGAACCGTAGGTTCCCTGAGAAAATTGAAATCTAAAAAAACAAATATCTATATAAATTAAACACGCCTACAAAATGAAATTCTGTGAGAAATGCGAAAATATGTACTACATTGGACTCAATGCGACCGATAATACAAAGCTGACCTACTACTGTAGGAATTGCGGACACGTCGACGAGAACCTAACGGAAGAGGGTGTGTGTGTGCTAGATACACAGTTCAAGAAGACTCAGCAACAGTCCGCGCACCTACATAATAAATACACGAAACTGGATCCGACTCTTCCACGTATTCGTAATGTCAAGTGTCCGAATGCGATTTGCAAGACGAACGAACCCGATGCTAAGGATCCGGCTGAAATTATTTATATGCGATATGATGATGCCAATTTGAAATACATCTATATCTGTGCGACATGCGATACTTCCTGGCAATCTGCATAAAAAAATTGAAACTATATTCAGGATAAAATTATTTAGAAATATAACGAGATATAATATAAGATGGAAAACACAGACAAGGAAGAGGAAGACATTATCGAGGATTCGGATTCAGACGAGGAAGAAGACGTGGTATCGGTGGATGATGACGATGATGACATTGAATTGTCCGACGATGATGACATTGACTTATCCGATGATGACGACGGAGAAGTCAAAGATAAAAACAAGTCGAGGTTGATCGAGTTCGGTGACGACGAAGAAAACGAAGAAAATGAAGAGGATGACGACGAATTAAACGAAAATTATCTACAAAAAATGGAGAATGACGTAAAACAAAATATCATCGCCGAGTTTCACCCGGAATTAAATACCCATAGCATGGAAGAAGTGGAGGCGGCGTGTACTATTATACGAGACGATAATGGGAGTGTTATAGATCCATTACACCGCACACTACCATTTGTTACGCGATACGAGAAGGCTCGCGTAATCGGAGAGCGAGCCAAGCAAATAAACTCAGGAGCGAAACCATTTGTTGAGGTAGAACAGTCTATGATCGATGGATATTTGATCGCGTTGAAAGAATTTGAAGAGAAGAAGATACCATTTATCATTAGGCGCCCACTACCGGATGGAACATCCGAGTATTGGCGGTTGTCGGATCTGGAGATTATTGCATAGGTAAAACAGATGACTCGCTCTTATAAAAATATATTTTATTGTAAATAATATACGCCGACGAAATTGAATGTAATCCGATTTCCAGCGATGATCGTATATACATAGGGGTATCGTTATTTTCCAAACTATAGTAAACCCACATAGATGATGACGCCAAGCCTAGAACGCTAATTAAAAGAGACAGACTTTTTTTACTCTTATTTTGATATAAGAGTAAGATGAAGAGAAACCTAGATACCACTGATATTGAATTGCAGTATATGGTATAATCATTCGTTTACAGATTTAAAATTAGACCCTTTTATATATTTTTTTAAAATAATATAGATTACTCAGAAACAGGTGAAATAGTAAGACATTACTTGCAATAAAAAATTGAAATAAAACTATTATATAACAGTATTATCAAATAAAACAAACACAATGAAAGAACAAGTCGTATATTTTGATAATATTGTGGATGATGTCATCTACTACATTGGAACTAGCGCGTCCGATAATTTTAAGGTTATCGATATGGGTAAACCCGACGACATTTGGTTTCATGCTAAGGATTTATCGTCGTGTCACGTGGTCGCACAGATTCCGGATTATATCGACAAACAAGGAATAAAAACCATAATTAAGAGAGGCGTCCAATTATGCAAACAAAATACAAACAAATTGTCTATTATCGAAAATGTCGATTTTATCTATACAAAAATAAAAAATGTAACAAAAACTAATCTAGATGGATGTGTTATAACTAAACATACAAAGGTACTATCGTGTTAAAAAAAATGAATTTTAGGCCGTTTATAATATTTTTTGTTTCTATCCCTTCCTGAAATTCTTACCACAATCCAAGCACGTAACAAATACTGACTCCGGCTCATCTGCCGAACGAACCTGAAGTGTATAATACGTACACCTGCGCGACCTACACTTGGGCTTGGGACACGTGAATAAATCCGTAGATGCCTCTATATTAGTCGTGTATTTATTCGCATCTATAATATTCTTCTTTTTCAACAATTCGCTCCAACGTTCAGGGTTCATTTCCTGATGTGTCATAAATACATACGTTTGTGGTGTAAGCTCCTTGGATATTAGTTGATTTCGAATGGTTTCGTTATCCAAATTCAAATATACTGTTCGGAGATGATCTATATACATTTGAACGAAAGCTGGGTTCGCCCACTTTCTTATAATTTTCTTCCGTCCCGCTTCCTGAATCGCATAATTATAAATCGACTTCTCCATATTAATTCCGGTTACATCATCCTTTATAATCGCAGTTAGCTTATCGCCAACGTTCTTGCGAAACTGTTCTGGGTTTTCAATTGTTCTTACCATTTTATTGAAATATATTACACAATCTTTATATATTTCAATTTTCTCTAAATATATTGTTCCTCTTCCAATTCAGAAGTACAATCCAAATATGACGGCTCGACCAGCGACGATGCCTTGTTCTTAGTCTTTACATTGATTTTCTTTGCCTGCTTCGACTTTGACTTGGATTTCTTGGTGACTACCACCTCTTCCTCTTCTGAAGACTCAACTTCATCTTCTTCCTCCTCTTCTTCCTCCTCTTCTTCCTCATCTTCATCGTCGACTACAAAATCGTCCTTCATGTATCCCGTTTTGGTTAGAACTATGTCGTCTGTATCCTCCTCTTCTGAATCGGAATCATTCGCGTCTACATCATCAAATCCACCATACAAATTCTCATATACACGGTTCCACTCGGCTACCGTGAGGTCACCGGCACCATTGGTTAAAATACACTTACCAAAGAATAGATCCGTGTCAACCGGAGGAGGAAACTCGTATTTGTTTTCCTGACCTGCACGCCCTGTCAACTTACCATAAAGAGTTATGTCATAAATCTTGTTACCTAGCGTCACAGCCCAGGAATGCTTCACGTCCGCATTCTTTAGTCCATATTTTTTACTCAATTCTGTCTCGGAAATGGTTTTAAGGTTGACATCTTTAAGCGTTCCATTTGATTCTACAAGTACAATTGACGGCATTTACAGTATTATGTGACGAACGTTTATATCGATTTGCAAAATACATTATGGCGTAAATTTGGTAAAATACTTATATTTATTTTTTATATAATGTGGAGTATCATACAAACAATAGTATTGTCGATCGTTATTATTATTATAATCCACTATTCCTTTGTGTATTTAAAAGATACGCTGACGCCCAGAAAAATAAAGGATGTGGCAGGTTTCCAAAAGCAAAAATTCGAGGAGATCATTAATGAGCTTCAGTTGGCAAAAACCACGGTAGACATGGAATCGGAACTTCTCGACTTCGCCAACGAACAACTTATTTGTGAATGAATATAAAAACATCTCGCGTGTTAAGTATATGACGGCTCTATCCCAGCATCAAAATGATATATTGAAACAACGTTTTCCGAATTTCGAACTTTCTTATGAAACTATTATACATAAGAATGTTCCTAGTAATTATAATTTAGCAATGGCTATTCCCAACGGGCGAAAGTCGTATATATGGTTTTCATTTTTTAAAGATACTGATCTGGTATATTTGCTTGATTTAGACAAAGACAAGCGAATCATAAAGTCTAGCACAATTCCAATTACATTCGATTCCTCATTGTCGCTCGGTACTATTTTATACGGAGTTTTATTGCCCGATGTAAATGTATTTATAATCGAAGATATCCATTTTTATAAAGGGCTATCTATGCAAAGCCTTTGTACTGGTGAGAGATTACATTACGTAAATGAGTTTTTGAACGCACAAAGCAAAATCAAGTCGAATGATATAACATTCAACCTACCGGTTTTATGGTATAACACAGCAACTGAACCGGAAAAAATACAAGAGGATACAATTCCATATCCAATCCACCACCTTCAATATAGATCTTTATCTACAGTGGTGCCATTTTTGAATTTTACTATTGTCCGTAAGCCAATTATTGAGAAAGAGAGTGCACGAGTATACGACAGACCGATTTCAGATATAGTTCCGGATTTCAATAAGCCTCAATACCGACAACCGACTGTATTCCAAGTGACTGCTGATATCCAGTTTGACATATATCATCTACATGCGTATGGAAAGGGAAATGCGCCAGTTTATTTTAATACCGCTTTCATTCCCAACTATAAGTCGAGCGTTTTTATGAACCAGTTGTTTCGTAACATAAAAGAGAATAAGAATCTAGATTATATTGAGGAAAGTGACGACGAAGCTGACTTTGAAGATGTTCGTGAAGATCGATTCGTCGACTTGAAAAAGACACTTAACATGGAATGCGTATTCAATAATAAGTTCAAACGGTGGGTTCCGATGAAAGTTATAACAGGACATTGTAAGGTAGTTCATATCGGTCAGCTTATACGGGGGGGTGGGGGCGATGTCCCCACCCCCTATCAGGGTAATTTAGGTACAAACGCATTTAGACATGGAGGGCGTAACCCCCGTACGATGAATTCAAAGTAACTCCGATGGGGGGCGTACGGGGGGTTGGGGGTGAGGCGTCGCCCCCCGTACCCGCGCATAAAATGCAATATGTATATATAACAATGAATTTATTAAATTCCGCTGATGCTATTCAAAATACAGTAAGCAAAAGTCCATGGATGTTTGCATCTACAAAAGTTGGTGGATCCAAGAAGACTGGTAAGAAACGACGCAACAAGAGCGTAAAAAATAAGACACGTAGACGAAGACTTCGTATATATAATAAAAAAATATAAACCAAACTATTTAGATATATTTATCTAAATAGTACAATGACACAATACAAAGTTGGTATATTGATTCCATGCACGTCGCGAGGTCGCGATGATTGGAAGGATATCAAAGACACGTATTTGTACCGTTTATCGCTCAGTACATTTCTCCGATCACAAGATAGAGAACACACATACGTTGTATACATCGGGTATGATGCAGACGATCGTATTTTCGCAGACAAATCAAATCAAGATGCGATAAGTCGGTTTAGCTTGGCTTTTAATAATATTTCATTTCGCTTCATTAAGTACGACAATATAAAGCGGGGTCACCTTACTAAGATGTGGAATATTCTATATAAAGTAGCATATGATGATTTGTGCGAGTATTTCTATCAATGTGGTGATGACATTGTATTCAAGACGAATGGTTGGATAACGGATTCAATAGAGGCTCTTCGAGCGCATAATGATGTGGGAATCGCGGGTCCGATCAATAACAATAATCTAATACTAACACAGGCGCTTTTTTCTCGTAAACACATGGATATATTTGGTTGGATGTTTCCAGAGGAAATTATGAACTGGTGCTGTGATGATTGGTATAATAATGTATACAGACCAACATTTTTCTATCCTTTGTCTCAACATTTCTGTTCTAATGATGGCGGAATCCCACGTTACGACATAAATGGTAATCCGAATTTCGGTGCTAATGGAATGGCGAATACAGTAAGCCTTCGTCGTTCAACCGCAGAACTTGCAAAACGACATATACTAATATTATCGAAATATTTACAGACACCAAGATTACATTTCGTACAACCTGCGTTCTCACTTTCACCAAATTTAAAAGGTAAGAATAAGACCAACTTTGAAATGGTTATATCAAGATATGACGAAGACATATCATGGAGCGACAATTATATAGACTATAGAACAATATACAACAAAGGAGAAGATAACCCAAACTATAATTACATAAAACTCGAAAACAAAGGCCATCTTGCAGATACGATATTACGTCACATTATTACAAATTATGATAACCTGGCAGACGTTACTTTTTTTACACATGGTTCCCTTAATTACAGAAACGATCAAATAATCAAAGAAAACGGGCCATGTCACCGTAACTGGAATGATTTCGTTTCGACTGATATAAACACGCTTGTGTATATACCACGGACTGATCTACCACGTGCAAATGAAACTTTTTATCAATACACAAATACAGCTGGCGAAATATATAAGAGGCTGTTTAATAGAGAATATAATCCAAATTTTGAATGGGCTTGTGGTAAGTGGATTAGTGTGAGTCGGAAAAATCTGCGTAACTGTCCGAAAGAATTATATCAAAGAATGCTTGATTTTGTATTGGAAAACTATGAAGGGCATGCGCCAACACAGAATATATATAGAACACGGGGTATTTTTATTGAAAGATTCATAATACATGCAATTGTATCATCCATATAGAACATTAGAGATCATATTGGTCCAACAATTAGTGCTATATACATTTCTCTGATACCACTCATAGCAAGCAGTAGACATTTCATTCCATCTGGCTTCTGTCATTTTTATTTTAATGGGAATCTCATCTGGTTCAGAAACACGTATATAGTGTACGTTCTCTATTAGTGGTTCCATATACGATTTAACTGTTACGTCCGGTGTAATAATCGGCACAGTACCAAATGCCATAAGTTCAACTTCCCTATGGCACTTGGGTCCATACCCCCGTAAACACAGACCAAATTTCGAATTTCTCAATTTCATAAGATACTCTTCATGTGTAAATTTATGGGTGCTACCTTCCGTACAGTGATACTCGCTAATTACATCAGTCCAACGATCCTTTGTAATTCTGAACTTTTCCTGAATGCTGTTCTCGTAATTGCCTATAAAAATAGACTCAGTTTCGCGGTCGTCGTATGTCAAAATGCCGTTGCGTTTTAATATTTTCTCTAACAGCATGGGCTTTCTCGGCCAGAAAATCCACGGTTTCACTTTAGAAATATGGTTTAGTTGTTTGCCTTCTACTTTTACATCACCATTTCCAAGTAGAATGAGCGATGCATGGTTCACCTCTTCATCCACCCACTCCAGTGTGGGTCTATCGTACGTCAAAATATTAGGTTCAATCCAACAGTGGATAGTGTCTGCCGAATACTGCAAGTCAACGTCCTTATTGCGAACTCGCATCAATACCGTTAGTTCTCTATAACTATCATTCTTATGATTTCCAAACCCAGGTAATGGTTGTTTAGGAATCGTGAGAACCCACATGTTATTTATAACGCGAAAAATAATCGCCAATACCTTATAATTCTTTGCCCGCAAATAATTACTTATAATGAGCTTATTGAAGTCCTCGAATCTATTATCATGAAAATGCGTATGGATGAATTTAATCGGCTTGTTATTGTAATATACATCTACATCACTTGTACTCGACGTAAATCGTTTCGCAACGATCTCTACTGGGTCGTCTGATAATGTTAAACGCCAACATTGTACGTTATAATTCTCTCCGAATTCGAAATGCGAGTATTTCAGAGCCAGATCCTCAATTGACGCCTGGTCGAAATACCGCGAATTTTCTGTAAATCTGATCCAGTCTCCAGGCACATTCTTGTTTTTCGTCCATAACATACCACCATTATAGTATCCAGTTTTTTCTACGAATTCCTTACGTATGAATTGTGGCGAAACACCCAGATCCTTCGTATCATCAATATCCTCAATCACACCTGTTATTATAATGTCACAATCCAATAATAACGTATCTGGTTGAGTCTCTAATGCTCGCCCAATAACACGAGCTTTCATCATCTGGAATTCCGTCCAAACATCTTGTTTTAACATCTCGCGTCTATCCATGCCGTCATATACATCCAATTCTACCATAAAAGCAATATTCAGCCTGGGGGTCGGCGTCATTTCACTGATAGTTTGTTTCGTTTTACTGTCACATATTATATAAATTGTTGCGTTTGGATGATAGACTGAAAGAGAGAGTAATAGACCAACGCATTCAAAAGCACAATTTGAAGTACATATGGTCGAAAAACTACTCGGCTTTACCATTATATAGACATAACCATATAATAGTATTTATATGTTTTCCGAAATCCTTTTGGATAGTTTCTCCTTTATTACAAGCACCAGGTTCTCATAATATCCTTTAATTATATCAGGTCCATCTTTTGTAAATATCGGACCCTCTAAGTATTTGGACGGATTTTTGATAGCATCGGGAACAGTGTTCTCTCCGAAACAATATTTATTATCGTTTATTAACCCATATTCCGGTAAACCAACACCCCAATAAACAGGTATTGTTCCTGCTTCAAATGCCTGAAATATTTTTTCCGTGTAATAGCCTTCGTAAATAGAGTTCTCCGGACATATATTAAACACTGATTGCGAGATTAAACTTATCTTGTCTTCCGTTGTTCTGCCTATCCGTGATACATTATTTCTAAACTCACCTGGATAAATGATAGATCCATAAACTGATATTGAATCACACATTTGAGATCGCTTACCACCCCTGTCATGCCGGGATACATGTGTAGCAAACATAGTTTTAGGTTTTCGGATATTTGCCTCATATCTTGATTGAATGTATTTCAGCAGATTATTTTTCTCGTCAAACTTATAGTATGGATAGTAAATTAACCACAATGGAAACCGGATGTGTCCGTTGGTATTTCTAAACCCGACTACAATATCGAAAACCTCATTTAATAAAGTGTCATTATTATATGGTGGAAAGCGATCTAGGTTCTCCCCATAGAAGAATATTTTGCATTTTGAATTGACGCATGTTACCTTGTTTATATCTCCCATACACGACGCGATCAAAATATCAGGACATTCATGTGGTTCTACTACCATAGCTTGGCCTATGTTTTCGCTTATGAAATTTGTGAAGTAACTATCATTTGTGGGATCTTTCCAAAAATTAATATATGCTAAGGTTATCATATATTAATTTGATATGCGTATATGTTTAATATCATTTACTTATACATGTTTGTATGAAACCCGATCGCATTATTAGATGGTTGTTCACTAAACATATGCGTGATATGTACGAAACCAATATAATTCGTATACATAATGTGCGATACGGCACAATCTTCGATTGTATATGGATAAGATTGGGTTTCTTCGTCGAAGTGGAAAATGTTATAGCCAATGCTCTCCATAAGGTCTATTAGTATTTTACATGACCGATTTGATATATAATACAAGATTCCGGCTGGACCTATTGCAATCAGTGGACGCTTCATATATTTTGAAATATCGACACCCTTTAAATTATGCTGTGGGTTCTCAAAATCTTCAGGGTGAGTTAAATAATAATTAACCATAAAAGGATCATATCTAGTCGATTTCAACAGTACCTCGTTTATTTCTGACGCCGGTAGACTCCGCATAGTTGGGCTTCGCCCAATGAAATCATGTTTATTTTTTACTTCTAAGAACTGGGCTAGTATAGTGTCATTATACACTAAGTCGTCGCCAGATCGCAGCACACCCTCTTTAATGTCATGCAATTCATATACGTATTTTAATGCCAGCACCAGTTTTTTCAATAGATGGATGTACGAATCCTCGCATTTCAGCCACATCAGATTTCCCTCCATTTTGTATTCAGTATCCAAAAATAAATCACCGATGACATATATAACCTTCCACTTCCCATACCAATCGCGACTTAGTCTGAATTGTCTAAGACGAGTTTCTCTGTGTTTTTGACAACTTAGAACAAGGATTATTCCGTCGACTGATTCTTTCATTGTATTCATATTGATAGTTTTTTAAGCAATTACACGAATTCGTAAACTTTATCTGGTATTTAGACATTCTAAACAGTATAAAGAATATATTTGTATATACTATATAATGTCTAGAATGAATAACTGGGGTTGGGGTATCGGAAGATAAAAGTATGTATTTTATTGCCATTATAGTATGGCAATAAAAAGGTTTAGCAACGAAGTTGCAATAGGCATTATATGGATACCTTTATTAATTCAACATCATTTGACAGGTGATACCTATCAATGACCGTATATTTTAAAGTATTCAATCCGGACGTAAGACAACAATACCTTTGGTCGCTCGGTTCAAGACGCTTAAATATATTATATTCGAAACTAGTTCGCTTATCAAAATCTGTATCTCGAACAGCATCGTTGATATCGTTTTTAATTGAGAAGAAATCCAGTTTGTATGGATCGTTATTCAATATATTCTTCGAAATGGTTTTATTAAATGTTTCCGCTCGATTTTGCAGCGCCTTGTCTTCCACCCCCCACCCCCAATAATTGTTCGGAAACCCATTAATCTCCGCGTATGTAGGTGCGCTCATTTTGATTATTCCTCCGAGCGTATTCCAATATGACGTATAAATTCCCATTATGTCAGTCTCTGGAATCTTACTATATATATCACGCACGCATTTCTCGCTAGGACATATATCGACGTCATGCGTAAACATATACTTTGATTTATCTATATATTCCTTGAATCCAATATTTATTAATTGCCCCCGATTAAATAATTTACCATCTTCCTGTTCCACGATTACCACTTTGAATGGAGACAAGTACTGTTGGAATAGTGGAACGGCATCACGTATAAATATTTCGAGGTGTGGCTCCCTTCGTCTAAAGGGCACTATTATTACGTTTTCATACATGTTTGCGTTTCCCGCTTTATGTTTAAGTGGGTTTTTATCCTACTTTGTGTTCCCTTTTATCGAACGTCGGATTTCCAATTAATTGTATAATATCAGAACATTCGTTTAAGATCTCTGTGGTCTTCTCTAGTGTGTTATATCGTCGTCGAATATCATTAAATAGACAATTGTACGCTAATAATAGTGTTGGAAAGTATTTATAAGTTTTAATCGTTGCAATAACACCATTTCGGTTGAAACACACCTTGTCTTCATACACATATATCAGAATATCAGCATTCATTCCTTTCATATAATGTGATACAAATGATCTGATTCGTATATAATCAATCTGATAATCCGGGCTAGTTATGGTTTGCATTTGTTTTACTAGGTTCCATAAAAAAATAGGATTAAACTGGATTGTTATACAGGAATCTACATAATGAAATGAAAACGAACCTGTTCTAAATTTTATTTTACTCTCTGTTGGGCTAAAATTAGACAATATCACATTATCGCCACCAAAAACACATATTTGCATCTCTGTATCTGTATCCGTATCTTTATCTTCATTGTCTTTTTCCATAATAGGCGAATCTGTATTTTGTTCGCTTATTTGGGTACTATAGCTTCTTATAAAATTTAACATTATATACAAATCCAAGAGAACATTTATAATACTAAATTACGTATACGTTTGTCACCTCTACTTGGAGTAGATATCTCGCACATCTCTAACACGGAAATGGTACACATCTTCTTATTCTTATCTACATACATCACATCATTTACAAAATGATAGTATTTCTTTCTTATTATCTGCGCACAAGCACTACATATTTTACTATGACTTATGTGGCCGTTCCTATCAAATCTAAGTGATATCAATGTCTTCTTACCTCTTAGCTGGTTAGCGACCAAAAGGTTTTTAGATACCTTTTCTTCTAACGTATAAAACAACTCTTGTTCGGCATGGATCGACAAGCGTGATGTTACCTTTACGTCCAACGAACATATTCGTTTATTTATCGCATGTGCTAGTATCTCGCCAGTGCGTTCGTTGACGAGCATAGCCGCATGAACTACCTGTGTATCATTTAGACAGGCATACCGCACTGCGCTCGGTAATTCGTACCCTATCGCATCCTCGATTTCCTCGATTTTACACATTTTTGTTTTGTATATCGGTGTGCACGTTGCCTACATTAGATCAATTTTAGGATAGTATTCACCCATAACCGCATGGATGCACTTATCGTCATACACATTATTTACATAATCGTAACATTTCTGTTTTGCTCGCCCGATACTATATTTAAAATCGGCATCTGGTAACAGTTGTCTATACAATAACGCCGGGAGAACAATATCAGGTGGCACTTCTATTTCCAGTTTATACTCGCCAGTATCACATGGTAGTTCATATGTCGTGATTGTTGGCCTCGGCGCACTGGTAGAAACCAAACTAATGCTCGCATACCGTAGGTCATACTTGTCATCTCCGCGGTAAAGAGAACACATTATTTTTGGTAGTTTGATTTGTATTGTATACGTTAAACCCGACATAATACATGCAATCATATAGTTCGCATCGGCATTACTGAGAGAACCCGGTGGAACCGGCATAAATACAAATTCGCTATTCGTTAGACAAACAGTTCCAGTTGTAGGGTTTAGGTTTTGAGTAAAGTTAGTAGATATGTTGCCCTGTTGATCGTAGTCTATGTTACAGAGAGCATATTCACGTCCATCCACAAGTGTCTTTGGTGGTATACCCGCCCAGTAGTTTTCGAATTTCAATTGTGAATCATAAATACGAAACAGTGCAAAATATGATTGGGTATCTACGAGATCCAATTGTAGATCGTATGGCGCACCAATATGACTCAGTCCATCTTGTGTAACCAATTCGATATCATTATAATGATACGCGATTCCACCAGTTTCGTATACCTGTATAGAGAAATACTTGGCGATTGGATGTATCTCATTGGAAATCACACGAAAAGAGGATGCGCCAACCGGAATCACCATACCAAAATATACTGCATTCTTATCTGGATATACTATATTGAAATGATTGTCGTAAGAATCAAACCTGTAATTCCAGCTACAATTAAACGCACCCACTAACATTATTTGTATCTGTATCTGCAATAAAAAAAGAAGTACATTCATTCTTATAACATAATAATAAAATAACTTCTAACTAGTATTTATTATGAGATTATTGAGCCGATTACATAAGGAAGACCAATACACGTTAACATGTAAAGGATTTATCCAAATATGACAACCACATGAATACGCGATATTCTTATGTCAGAATTAAATACCCTTTTTATTTTATAAAACTGGATATGGAATATGTTAAAACTATTGCGTAAACTAACATAGAATACTAACAAAAGTATATATACGAATACATGAATATCAACAGAGAATACTGCGTATTATGCGAAAAACAAAACGAAATAATAACTATAACAACACATAAAATGCCGTTATATGTAATTTATCCAGATGACATATGTTCTAATATCACATGGGACATGACCTATGGATACTGTAAACAATGTTTATCAGTTCAACTAAAAACACTACTAGACCCCAATATTTTATATGATAAAAACTACATCCAACCAAATTCTGCATCATACAATTGGGTTCAACATAATATATCATTTATAGATTTTATAGTAAAGTGCGTGAATACAAATATCCCATTAATAGAAGTCGGTAGTTCGTCGTTTGTTCTCGGTCGTCACTTGATCGAATATTATAAGGATTATACTGTATTCGATTATTCACTCGACCAGGCAATACGTCGTGATAACGTAAACTATATCGAAGGTAATTGTGAGAACTTTGACTTTCCACAAGACAGTAATATTATAATGTCTCACGTATTCGAACATTTGTATGAACCAAAAAAAATTCATTTCAAATTGTAAGAGGAATAATGTAAAAAACATAATTATTGCCATACCGGATATGGATAATATAAATATGTTACATGTGTTTAACCAACATACATTCTCATATAGTAGTGCTGATATTGAATATATATTTGGTCTGAATAATTATAAGGCAACAAGAAGAGTAAAGTTTAATACTAATGACAATTCTTTCCAGGCTCTGTTTTTTCAATTCGAACTTACAAACAATATAATCACAATTGAACGTCCATTAATAGAAAACAGACATATGTATATGAAAAATTTATTAAAACCCATAAAAATTCCAAAAAACACATTTTTAATAACTGCTGGATTGATGATGTTATCTGTATATTCATTAATAGAGAACAAAGAAAACATAATCGGCGTTATAGATCAAAATAAGACACTTCATGGAAAGAAATATGCAAATCATGAACGAGCAAGAATACACTCATATGAATACTTAAAGGACTATGATAGTAATGCTACAGTAATAGTATTCCAGTATCGTAAGAATGATATCATAAATTGCATTCGAAATGTAAATACAGAAATTAACATTATAGTTATATAATATATTCGGCGATAATACCGTTTTTTTTCGATATAATATCAAAATATCAGTCGGATTTTTAACAGTTCTTGCTAACAACGATAATAACCGTATATTTATAAAAACAAAATAACTTCTAACTAGTATTTATTATGAGATTAATGAGTCACATAGGCGACATAATGGCAATACCATTCTTTGCACTGATGGTATTTTACTTTTATAATATAGAAAACAAGAGTGTTGTGGAGAACATCCTCTATGCGTTTAGCATCGGTGGTCTAATTCTAGATATATTTTTTACATATTTATTCTTATGTAAACGTAACAAAGGGTAATATGTTTATTATAAAAACATGCATATCATTGAATTCTTGGGTTGCACTCCATTTTTAATATATTTTGTACGTTCTAAAAAGGCGTTATCAATTCACAAATTGATACCACTAATAGTATATATAAACAGTTTTCAATATCATATACTATTTTCCGAGAATCGTTTTATGCGTACGATTGACGTATATGTAAATGTACTAATGATATTGTATGTGAATTATTATACATACGAACAACCAAGGGCTTTTATTGGAACTGCCACGGCGTTTTATGCATATATGTTGAATCAACATTTGAACTCATCTATGATTCACGTTATTTTCGTCCAATGGTTTCTCTTGCATTTGTATGCGATATCACATTTACACCTTTGAAGAATTAAATCCGCACGCCTGCGGATTTCTTCTTTCAAAGTGCTACCCATTTAAAGATTTCAAACGCACATTCTGTGCGTTTGAAATCTTCAATGGTGTAAAATCCAAATATAAAAGGTTATACAATGAAGAAAATTGATTCGAAATTGCGTATAAAACAAATCACCGAAAACAAAATGAACGCAGACGATTACAAGAGACTACTCGCCGAGAATAATGAGAAAGGATTCGAAGACCCAGATATAATTCGCAAAATGAACTCAATGACGCCAGAGGAGATCGATATATTTTGTATATATGAATACGGTGTACCAGGAGCAAACAAGAATGAGCGACAGATTGTTGATTTATGGTATCAAGAGTGGGAGAAACTTAACGGCGATGGATATTATTTGGATCCAACGAAGGATACCGGTTTAGACAAAATGGCCGTGCATGTATTCCATAAGGAATACGGTTATTGGATCCAGATATCGGGCGATACCATCAGTGGGCTGGATGGTGATTCTGGTAGTAGACTACTGGGCGTTTTGAATATGGACGGACAACATGGGTGTGTCGGGATAAAAAATTTATATCAAACAGTTTTGTATAGTGTAGGTAATTAAACCTTCAAAGGTGTAAAACACCGATTACTTCCATTTTATTTTAGAAATATTTATTAGTTCTTCTGGCGTTACACCTTGTGCTTGATTTTTTTGTAATTTTTTCTTATGCCATTTACCAAATGCTTCTACAAATATTCTGTGCGTAGGGAAAACATATGCTACGTCACTTCTTACTTTTTTCCATAAAGATACAACACGCTTTGAATCTTGAAATTGTTGAAAAGTTCGTATCAACCCGATCGCTTCATCTCGCATTTCTTCAATATCTTCTAAATAAACTGCTTCGTAAAATTCATTTACCTCTTCTTTCATCCATTCATATTGAAATATTTTTGAGCCATTAACTGCTTGTGTTTTTTTTTCAGAATTCATGGTTCTATAATTTTTAATAGACACCCAATCTGGTATTATAATTTCCATAATTATATATAGTATATTTTGACAATTCTTCAATGGTCTAAATATAATACAAATAAAATTATATTCTCACATAAATGCCAGTTGTTCCAGGTAATCGTAAATAGGTCGTTTGTATTTATATAGAACAACGAGCACTATGCTGCTGAGTATCCAATATATTATGTATAATTGGAAGTAAATATTTTCGTATAACGAATCCATCTGTATTATAAGAATATTATAAAATTGATTTGGTTGTAGAACCAATATAACGGCCCCTAAAACGAAACCGAAATAATGTATACCAAAGAAGAAAAGATAGAGATTGTTAAGTATTTGGAGTCGGTGACAATTGGTTCATCGGAAAGCAAAGACCTTGAATATCTCAGAGAATTCCAGCTGGACGATCTCATGCGCTTATGTAAAGTAAACCCAGCCGATGAGGCACAGATGATGCGTGTTAAGAATGCGATGGATAGACGAAATGAATATAGGGCAGCCATGCGGGAAAAGAGGTTACAGGAACTACGGAAGGACCGTTGCGATGCGGCCAATTCGAACTACGATAGTCTGAGTGCGGAAGATCGCCAGGCATTTGTCAAATTCGTTAAAGAAAACAAAGATACGTTCGTAGAGTGCATCAGTGATAATTTTGACTGGCTAGATAACCCGGATCTACATCCTCCCGACGATTTTTGGACGGGTGAACTGGGCGTTGCAATTAACGAAATAGTATGTCGACTTGTCTTTGGGAACGGTAATGTTGATAATACATTAATAACAATTTATACTTACAATGGTGTAACAAATGGACCTATATGTTCCGAAATACTAGCAGATGAATTAGACGAAGGGACGAAACGCATGCTATTCTGGAAATACGCTAAGGCGAGACTGCAATATATCTAGCAGGGGGGAACCAAGGTTTAACGACCACGTCGTTTGCGCCGACGAAGTCGGCACCCCTTACCCCCTCCTTCCAATTATACAAACCAATCTAATTGTGAAATAAAATTTTACATTTATTTTTATGCGTGCGTAATATATAAGTATGGCCCAAGAGTTTACACAAGTGCGTGCTAATGGCACCGTTTGTTCTAAATATGAACTATTTAGTGGAAAAGGTAAAATGGAACACGCAATAGGAAGTTATGAGGGAGAATTTAAAAACGGAGAACTGAACGGCTACGGTAAACTGAAATACAGAAACGGAAGTGTTTATACCGGAGAATTTAAAAACAATATGCAATATGGTTTAGGAACAATGATACATAAGTCGGGTGTAAGTTATACTGGAAACTTTAAAGATAACATGTTTGACGGAGAAGGAATATACAAATTTGGAGATGGGATTTCATTTCATATTGGAAACATGAAAGAAGACTTTTTTAAAGGACAAGGAAAGCGCGTATACAAAAATTATGACATTTTCGAAGGTGAATGGGATAACGATAAAAGAAACGGAATTGGTAAAATGTACGTTAAAAAAACTGGAGTAGTTACAACTGGTGTATGGAAAGACGATAAATTGGTAGAAACCATATCTACAACATATAATGTTCTAACTGTTACTCGTCCTGTATTTCACGAACATTGCGTAGACGCAATATCACTAGAAAAATGGGTAGACGCAGAAAACCCGGATAAGCAAATATATAAACCAGGTGTGCTTGTCGTTTTACATAACCCGGATGACCCAAAAGACCCAAGTAAAAAGTTATTCGATGTTTCAAAACCGGTCGATGATGCAAAACTATGTAACTTTATGCAACTCAAGGAGTCATACGATAACGGTAATGGTAAAAATCCATTTACGGGAGTTAAAATGCTAGAGAAAGACATTGACATATACATATTGTCTATTGAATCACCTAAGCACAAGTCACCTGCCAAGTCTCCTGTAAAGTCACCTGCCAAATCTCCTGTAAAGTCTCCTGCCAAGTCACCTGCTAAGTCTCCTTCTAAATCCTTAAAATCACAAAGTCTTCGGTTGAAAAGCATCAGTAAAAAAAATAGTTCTCGTAAAGCCAAGTCAATCTAATCATAGCCCACTAATATCAATACAACACTTACCGCCGAATTCCGTCGCATTTTTCTTTATGTCATTTTCGTCGTCGTCATCTGCATCAGCACTCTTTATTTTCGGATCAAACACCTTAAACCACTCTGTTGTCTCCATATCCGTGTATTTTTTACTCGTCGTCGTCTCGATTTTATAGTTTGCTTTCTTATAAAATCGCTTCCTCAATTTCCACTGGTTCTGAAATAACTGGTGACTGTCTATGATATCCACAATGATCGGATTCGCATGTTTCACTCTCAAAATTCGTCCAACCGACTGTGTGATGTCCGTCTTCGGTGTTGCCATCAACAAGATACTAAGTGTCTTTATATCCAGTGCCTCTGCGGCCATTGCATATGTCGCAAGAACAATCTTCTTAGTCTCGGTTGCTTGGAGGTCTTTTTGCTTCATGCCACCGACGTAGAATCCTGCTGCGGGGGCTTCGCCCCCCGCACGCCCCCCACTTGCGGAGGCTTCTGTGCCAACGGGGGGCGTGCGGAGGGTGGCAACCCCTGCATTGTTCAAACATTCATACAAGTAAGTTAACAGGCTCCTATTATGTGCCAGCACCATGATCTGCCCTTCCGGGTTCTCCTTCAACAGATCCTTAATCGTCTTCACAATGAAATCACTTCTCGGTCCATAGGCACATATCTTGGAAATCATCGTGCTATATTTGGGTTGGCCTCTAAAATCATATTCCACCTCATTGAAATCAGAATCGTTGGTTAAAAATTCGATTCCCCTGACGCATACCGTATCCTCCTGTTTCCGAAGCATTGAGTGTATCTTCGGCCCGATAAACATATACAGCAATTTTGTCAATTTGTCCTTTCGTTCCACCGTCGCAGAGATACCGAGCATATATGGTGTGATAGTCTTCAGCAGGGTCTTGGAGAATTCCTCACTCCCGATCCGGTGCACCTCATCAATGATCGTAAGTCCGAACTGTGAGTATACCTCCTGTGGAAACGCCTTGTTATACATCGTCTGAATCATTCCAATCACGATGTCTTTGTTGTCTATGTCGCATACGGATGCCTGGATTTTGCCGACACGTGCACCCGGTAGGAATTCCTCAATGCGCTCAATCCACTGATTCATCAGAAACTCCTTATGGACCAGGATGAGAGTCTTCTTTTTCAGGAGCGACACGATCTTCAGTGCCATCACTGTATTATGTGTAACCGTATGGTCGCCGAGAACAAATCGGCGATTACCATCAATCTCAAATCCATAGTAATCGTCCTCATCCAATGCTGTCAGCTTGATAGAGTACAAGTCCGCGGTCTTATGTTTCAAGCAAGTACCGGGTTGGATCCGAAAGTAATCTCGCTCTACCGGAATTTCACCGATATTATCGCCATAAATCCGAATAATAACCTTATAACGACTCGTCGGTAAGTGACCTCTATATACAGCTCGAATTCCGGCACCGAATCCGAGCGACCGCGCCAATGCGAGGATGTCCTCGGAGAGAGTTCCATTATCATAAACCTCCGTTGTATAGTGATCGGTGAACCGCGACGACGCTACACACGAATCCAGAATTCCGGCCAAGACTCTCATACGGACTTCGCGACTGTTGCATTTGTATTCCATCGGGATATGCGACCGTGCTCGGAAGGCCTCCATCATCTGCATCAATTGCGGATCCTTATAATAGTGGAGAACATGCGTATACTTTGATGTCGTTCCCAAATTCGTAACCTTATGGACGTAATCGTAAACACGATTGAAAATGGTGACAACGCTTATTTCGCCATGGTTGTGTAAATTGTAGTCTAGGTTGATAATATGGCCCATCACATATGGATCTACTGGAACCATATGCTGAGCGTATTCTAGTTGCGCGCGATATCCCAAAAGTATCCCACGAATGGTTTTCGGTAGCGCGAGATAGTCCTTTACTGATATATCGTGTACGGAGCCTTCCACATAAGCCTTACTATAGTTGCGACTGGCTTTCAATGATAGTATATGACTCTCGTTCACTATATAATCTTCTTTATTGTCGGAGTCGGCCACACGATACATAGTCTCACGACCACGAGCGAGTGAGAGAACATTACGGGGAGTCGAATCGTCGCCCATAATAACATCACCGACTTGGACGTCTTGGACCATCTTTACAGTGCCATCATACATGAGAATGGGAGTATCTTTACCGAGGCACTTACCGGCACCACAATAAATCTCCAAAATCCCTGATGCGGGAAACCCATGGTTTCCCCGCACGCCCCTTCCTTCCTCGGCAACTAGTTCCCCGCAGCGGGGGGCGTGCGGGGGGTGGAACCCCCGCATGTAGATATCAACAATCTTGTTCTGATAGTCCCTCAGCTCCTTCGGAAACGCCAAATCGATATCCATTCCTGGTGCGATCTCGCTCCGCTCTGGTGTACCATACCGCTCAATGCCATAGAACCTCGGAATATAAATCTTCTTATCGTTCTCCCGATACACTGGAAATGCATCTTCTAGTGCCGGACCGAATGATGGTCCCGGTGTCTGTGGTTTGAGAAACAAATCTTTTTTTAGGAACTCAAGATCTGCCGTTGTAAGGACTGATTTAGGGATGGTGTATCCCTTGGTTCCCAGATACGACTCCGCGCACACCTTTATTTTGTATTCTGTAGTAATATTCATTCTTTGGATTGAATATTAATAATATAATATCTTTAGATTCAATTTTACTAATCGCTATCACTATCATTTTCACTATCACTATCACTATCATTTTCACTATCATTTTCACTATCACTTTCTCTTTCATATTCTGATTCTGGGGTTTTTTCTTTGGGTGATGGTTTACGAGCCGGAGTTTTACGAGCGGGTGTCTTTTCAACAGGTTCCTTTTCTTTTACATAATCTTCAAATATTTTTCGCCGAACGTCGTCGGATTCAAGCATTTTACCTAATAGTCTACCATCGAGTGGGTCTTTCGTCGTAAGAGCTTTAGGTGCTACAGCTTTGACCTCATTCTTGGGCGATGTTGAAGCGGAACTAGCTCGTTCCGCACTTCTAACACGTCTCGTATTTTTCGAACTAGCGCTTTTAGCTCGTTCCGCGCTTCTCGCACGCACAGTCATTCTAGCCGTTTTTGCAGTTTTTGCCATATTTTTACGTATGCCTTTATTGTATTGTGCAATTATTTCGGCATCAATTTGTTTCATAGACAAAAGAGCCGTATAAATACCAGCATTATCTGAAGCGCGTTTCCATATATATATGCTACCGTCATCAAGTCCTGCAAAAAT